CTATCCCAACTTATGATTATCCAAGCGCATCAACTGCAAAGCAGTATTTCTTCAAGACCCCATCAAATCAGTGGGCTTCATTGGGTTCAGCAGAATGGTTAGAAGCATGGCCTTGCATTCAGGGTACTGAATCAAATCCAACACTAACTCCTGGTGATACAATGACGTTCAACATCAGTGGTGGTGGTACAACAACAGTAACAGTTCAGTCTAGCCCTAACAACTTAGTTTCTGTTTTAGCAGCCGATATTAATGCATTAGGCTTTACATATCTTTCAGCCGCAGTTAGCGGTGGTAAATTGCAAGTATTCTCAGCACAAACAGGTGGTGATCCAGCACAAACAGTTAAGTATCTAACTGTTTCAGGTACAGGTACATTGCTCAGTGATTTGGGTATTACGCCAGCAAGATACAATCAGTTAGGTTTCACATTAGGTACATCAAGCAGTCAGCCATTATGGCAGACAGGTCAGACAAACCCAAGACCAACAGGTTCAACATGGATCAAGATTGGTTCAGCAGGTAACGGTTTCGTGCCAGTTATCTCTTCATGGGACGATTTGAATGCAGTTTGGGTTCCTAAGACTGTAAGCAGTGCAACAAGCGACTGGGCCGCAATTGGTTCACTAGATTCAACTGGTGGTAAGGCAATTCCAGCAGGTACAGTATATGCTCAGTACAAGTATGACAATGAATATAACAACGGTCCAATGTATTATTGGGAGCGTTCAGCAGTAGGTGCAACAGTAGTTACTGGTAGCAACACTACTCCTAACTTTGCTTCAGGTCCATATACATTCACTGTACAAGTTTCATTGCCAGGTAGTTCATCACTAAGTTCTGTTTACACAGTATCATTAGCAGATAACACTGATGCAACTGACTTTGTAACTGCATGGTCAGCGGCTGGTATTCCATTCACAACAGCAGTTGTACTAGACAGTGGTGCAATTCAGTTGTCACACACTGAAGGTGGTGTAATTGTAATGGATGACTATAATACATCAACAGGCTTCAGTAATGGTGTATTAGCAGAAGCAGGCTTCATTGCTAATTCAACAACTGGTGTTAAGTATGGCCCATTTGCATCAACAGCATTTACTCCTTCACAGGATTCAACAACTGGTGTAGGTACAGGCTTGCAGCCTACAATTTCAACATCATATGGTGTATATGATGTTGATCCTAGCACATTTGCAAACTCTGGTTCAGGCTATGCAGTCGGTGACGAAGTTACATTCTTAGGCACAGACTTAGGTGGCGCAACTCCTGCTAATGACTTAACAATTATTGTTGGTTCAGTCGGTGGCGGCGGCGCAGTAACATCAGTATCATTTGTTTCAGGTGATGCCGCTCAATCATATTCTGTTCAATTGTCAAATTGGGTAGAGTTTGATATGACTGCAAACGAAGGTGCACCAGTAAGTGCCCCAGCAAATAACACTAACTGGTTCTATTCAGTAGTTGATCAGGTTGATATCATGGTAAACACTGCTAGTGGTTGGGTTGGTTATAAGAACACTAACTACGACAGCAACGGTTTCCCAATCATTACTGGTAGTAACGCAACTGATCCTAACGGACCAATCGTAAGTGCAAGTGAACCAACACTACAAAGTGACGGTACTGCACTAGTTTACGGTGACTTGTGGATCGATACTAGTGATTTAGAAAACTATCCATTAATCAATCGTTGGCAGTTAGTCGACGGTACTGCTAAGTGGGTACGTATCGACAATTCAAACGGCACTGATTCAAACGGTATCATCTTCCAAGATGCACGTTGGGCCCCTAACGGCACAACTAACCCAGCAAACGATCCTATCCCAACAATCGTAAGTTTGTTGACAAGTGATTATTTGGATCTAGATGCTCCAAGCAATACATTATATCCAGTAGGTATGATGTTGTTTAACACACGCCGTTCAGGTTACAACGTTAAGCAGTATCGTGTAAACTACTTTAATAATGATAGATTCCCAGATGAAACTCTTCCAAATCAGAAGGATGCATGGGTATCATCAAGTGGTCTACAATCAAACGGTGCTCCTTATATGGGTCGTAAGGCTCAGAGAGCAATGGTTGTTCAGGCAATGAGAGCCGTAATTGACACTAACACTGCAATTCGTGATGAAGATAACTTCTTCAACTTAATGGCTACACCAAACTATCCTGAACTACAGCCTAACATGGTAACTCTCAACGCAGACCGCGGTGAAACAGGATTTATTATCGGTGACACACCATTACGTCTCCCGGATGACGCAACTGCAATTCAAGCATGGGCAACTAATGCCGCAGGTGCAACATCAACAGGCGAAGATGGTCTAGTAACACGTAGTACTTACATGGGTCTATTCTACCCAAGCGGTATTGCTCCAGACTTGTCAGGTAACTTAGTTGCTGTTCCAGCATCACACATGATGATTAGAACATTCCTAAGAAACGACACTGTTGCTTATCCTTGGTTAGCACCAGCAGGTACACGCCGCGGTATCATTGATAACGCAACTAATATTGGTTACGTTAACGGTGAAACAGGTGAGTTCATTACTATTAAGACACGTATCGGTATCCGTGATGTATTGTATACAAATCAGATTAACCCAATGGTGTTCTTCACTGGTAACGGATTACTCAACTACGGTAACAAGTCAAGTTTCAACTCATTGTCTGCACTTGATAGAATTAACGTAGCACGACTAGTTGCTTATATCCGTCGTCAATTGACAATCGCGGCTCGTCCGTTCGTATTTGAACCAAATGATGCGTATACAAGACAGCAGATTAGCGGTGTTGTAGAAACATTGCTTGTTGACTTGGTAGCAAAACGAGGCGTCTATGACTACTTGGTTGTATGTGATGAGTCAAACAACACACCTGCAAGAATTGATAGAAATGAACTATGGATTGACGTTGCAATCGAGCCTGTTAAGGCAGTCGAATTCATCTATGTCCCAGTACGTATCTTCAACACAGGTGAACTAAGCAGTTAATGAAATATAAAGTGAGTGTCTTTCGAGGCACTCACTTTTAATGATAAATACATATAACAGGAGAATTTAAATGGCAACAGCCTCACAATCATTGTTTAACATGACCGTAGCATCAGATAATGCTGGCGGCAATCAAGGTCTGTTAATGCCTAAGTTGCAATTCCGTTTCAGAGTTAACTTTTTGAATTTCGGTGTTGACGCTACAGGCGGACTAAGCCTCACTAAGCAGGTTATCGATTGCTCACGTCCAAACTTATCATTTGCTGAAATCCCACTACAAGTGTACAACTCAACTTTAAAAATTGCAGGTAAGCACACTTGGGCAGATATGACAGTTAACATCCGTGACGATGCTTCTGGCAGCGTTTCAAAGGCTGTTGGTCAGCAACTACAGAAGCAAATGGACTTTGTTGAGCAGGCATCTGCGGCAACAGGTCAGGACTATAAGTTCCAAACAAACATCGAAATTCTAGACGGTGGTAACGGTGCTCTTGCTCCAACTGTCTTAGAAACATGGGAACTATATGGTTGCTTCTTAAAGTCAGCAAACTATAACGCATTGAACTATGGTACATCAGAAGCAGTAACTATTGCTTTGACTATCGCTTATGATAACGCAGTACAATCACCACTCTCAAGCGGTGTTGGCGCAAGCGTAGGTCGTGCATTGTCTGGTTCTACTGGTATCGCTACAGGTATCGGCGGACAGACTTAATAGTATAAGGTTCTGAGGTCACATGGCTGGCTTTGTACAGAATCTATTACAGGACGCTGCCGGAGCATTCTTCGGCAGCGATTACCTAAGGGATTATACCCACGCCTCAAAAACGTTTAGGACGAATAATTATCAAAACGCTCCTAAACTTAAATTCCTATATCACACATACTTTGAGATTAATCCTGAAGCCTTCGTTGGATTTAACAGTGAAGGCGTAGGGCCTGTCAATGCTGGTACTAATTTTGGCTTGTTGGTCAAAGAAATTAAACTACCAACATATTCTTTTAATACTGTACAATTAAATCAGTACAATCGTAAAAGAATTATTCAAACTAAAATTAAGTATGATCCAATTGATGTTACTTTTCACGATGATAATGGTGATCAAGTAAATCAATTATGGCAAGCGTACTATACCTATTACTATAACGATGGGGCAAAGCCTAACGTTCAGTTTGGTGGTAGTAGAGGTGCTCAAGGTCAAGGTCCTAATAATTATAACGAACGTAACATTTATAATGACTCAATCACCGGCGATGATGATTGGGGTTACAATCCTCAGTCCTCATACGGAAATGATCCTGTAAAAGTTCCGTTCTTCAAAAGTATTACTGTATTTGGATTTAATCAACATAATTTTACCGCATACACATTAATTAATCCTCTTATTACTAGTTTTTCACATGATACCTATAATTATAGTGAAGGCAATGGTGTTATGAGTAATAGAATGTCTATTGACTATGAAACTGTTGTTTATAATTATGGTAAATTAGATGGACGTGATCCAGGAAATATCGTAACTGGATTTGGTGATCAGGCAACATATGATAGAACTGAAAGTCCAATCAGTAAACCAGGCGCTAATGGTACAATTCTTGGTCAAGGTGGATTAGTTGACGCTGCCGGCGGCACATTGGCTGCATTACAACGTGGTGATTTGTTAGGTGCTGTTAAAACTGCAGGTACTGCATACAACACATTTAAGAATACAAATATTAAACAAGTTGCCGCAGCCGAATTAACTGCTATGTTGCGCAACTCAGTTACTAACACACCCAATACACGCAACACATTGTTTGACTTCCCAGCGGCTGGATCAACTCCTGGACCATTAGGAACAGCAGGCGCCCCACCAATAGGCACACAAAACGCAGGAAATGGTTCATCTCAGCCTATTATTAGTAATGAACCTATAGCAGGTACACAGTTTAATGGCGGTGACCTAACAACTGGTCCTCGTGTAGATACTGGCGGCTAATTTTATTCTGTTTTTAGTTGCATAAATAGTATTATGGCAACTATATCTAATCGCAACACACTTGATCAAACTGTAAGAATTTTCGACAATTTCTATAATACGAAACTTGTCGTTAATGCCGCTGACTTTGATGTGGTATATTCTTACTTCAAAGGCGCATCACAGAACACTAAAATTGCGGCTAACTTTACTGCACTCTTATTCAGAATAGCACAAGAAAGCGGCGTCAATGTTATAGAATTATTAGAGATTATTAAGGGTCAACCTAATAAACTACAAATGAATAAAGTAATTTGTTATTATCTTAATAGTTTTAAGAGTAAAGCATCACTATACGGTATCGGTAATATTCCTAAGCCAAACGAAGCAGTACAAAGAAACGTAGTGTTATGATATGGCTAAGTATGCACAAGGTATCTATACCCCTAAGAATCCTCAAAAATACATAGGAAAACATAAGCCTAAATATAGGTCAGGATGGGAACTAACATTCATGACCTTTTGCGATTCAAATGACAACGTGCTTTACTGGGCCAGTGAAGCCATGACTATCCCATATAAACATCCAGTAACGGGTAAACCTACAAACTATATCCCTGATTTTTTCGTAGTATATGAAAACAAATACGGAAAGAAAATGGCAGAAGTAGTTGAGATTAAACCTAAAAAACAAAGTCTTATCGAAAGTAAAGCCGCTAGTGCCAAAGATAGAATGATTGTAGCAATCAATCATGCTAAATGGGCAAGTGCTATGGCATATTGTAAAAGTCAAGGCTTTTCATTCCGTGTAATTACTGAGGACGATTTGTTTTACAATGGAAGAAAAGGGAAATAAATACTTGCATGACACGTAAGTTAGAAGAACTATTTGATATGGCAACTAATGAATCTCCCAATGGAGATATCACTGATCCCTTGCCTGAACAGACCGCAGAAGTAACTGAAACTGCACTTGAAAATTTAGATAAGATTGAACAAGCACTACCACAAGTCAGAGGCTTAGAAGCAGCCGATAATGAAATGGATGAACTTGCATCACTTGCAACATCAAGTTATAAAGATTTGATGGATTTAGGTATGCAAGTAGATAGTAGATTTAGTAGTGAGATATTTGGTGTAGCAAGTAGCCTATTAGGGCATGCTATTACTGCTAAGACTGCTAAATTGAATAAGAAATTAAAGATGATTGACCTTCAATTAAAGAAGGCACAGTTAGATCAGAAACTCGCCGCTAAGACAGAACAAGTAGAAAATACCCCCTTAGGCGAGGGACAAGCATTAGATCGCAATGAGTTGCTTAAGGCCCTCATCGCAAAAACTGAGAATAAATGATAAATATCAGATACGGGAATTGAATATGAAAAGCCTAAAACAATACATTTTTGAGAGTGTGCATACTTATAATTGCACTATTAAAATCGCCGGTGAGGTCGATAAGAACTTCCTAGACCTATTTACATATAATCTTAAGAAGTTCGATCCTATCGAAATCTCATCTCCAACTACTACACCCATTCAAAAAGACCCATATGGGTTTCCCAATCTAGCAAATGTACCAGTGACTATCATTAAAGGTAAGTTTCGCTATCCAGCGACAGAGCCAATGGTTCAACAAATGGCACAGTTACTAGGTTACAACGTTGATATGGTTCGTGTAGTTAATACTAACTATGATGATAGTATTAATGTTGAAAATGAAGAATACGAAAATCAAATGAAAGAAAGCCCACTACTAACTCATGAAGAAATGGGTTCAGCAGCCGGTGCAGAACAAGCAAATAAAGATTACAGCAATTCATATTTGAACAGTATTAAAGATCAAACTAAATCTGATAAAATTGGTATCCCTTATGCAGGTAAAGAAACACCTAATGCGTTTGACCCGTTCAAGCCATACTTAGATGATAAGCAGTTAGGTGATAAGAGTCCAATGAGTAAGATTAGTAGACCACCGAAGCCTAAGACTGGTGCGATGGTATAACATTTAGAGGATATAAAAATGAATTTCAAAGACATGTTAGAAACATTAGGCCAATTGTCAGAGGCTACTGAAAAAACAAAGACAGGTGTTAAGCACACTGCGGATGCAGGCGGCTATGGTCGTAAGTTTGACACCGATGAAGAAGGTGATGAGAAAAAGAAGGACGCGGCGCCAGCGGCAAAGCGTGGTAGAGGCCGTCCTGCTAAGGGCAGTGATGAAACAGGCAATGTCAAGAAGTATGATGACAAAGCACTAGGTTCTGTATTCGGCGGTGGTAAGAAGCCAAAGAAAGAAGTAGGCACTGTTTCTAAAAAGCACACTCTTAAAGATTGGTTCGAGCGTGTTGACGCTGAATTTATTGCTGAAGCAGAGCAAGTCACAATGGAGCCTGCAAAGCAGAACACTCAAGTTATCAAGCAAGGTAATAAGACATTAGGTACAGTTTCAAATCCACAGTTGGCAGCACAAATCAAGCAGTCAATTGGTAAAGGTGAAATGAGTCTTGCGGGCGGCCAATTAGGTGAAGAGTCTGACGAATATAGTGCTACAAAGGCACGTGCTGGCAAAGACATTGGTAAGCCAGGTAAGAACTTTGCTAAGATTGCAAAGAGTGCAGCCGCAAAGTACGGCTCTAAAGAAAAAGGCGAGAAGGTAGCAGGTGCAGTACTTGCTAAACTCCGTTCAAAAACTAACGAAGTTGAACAACCTACTATGGATAATATGACTGCTATGGGTGCAAACTTAGGTGCAGGTCGTAGTCAGACAACACTAGAAGGCAAAAAGCCAGACTTCTTAGATTTGGACAAAGACGGTAACAAGAAAGAATCAATGAAGAAAGCCGCAGCCGATAAGAAGAAGGTAAAAGAAGGTATGAATCATAAATTACAAGCGGCCCGTCTAGAGGGTAAATCACATGGTCTAAAAGGTCATTCACACTGTGGTAAAAACTACCAAGACATGGAAGAAGCACGTATGTATCACGAAGGCTACAAAGAAGGCCTCGATGAGTGCTATGGTATGAAGCCAATTCAAGGCATGGTAGATGAGATGGATGCTCCAGCAACTCCGCCAGCAACAGTAGGTGGTATGGCTGATCAGGCTATGGAAATGGCTGCTATGGAAGCAGAAATGGACGAAGGCAATGCATTTACTGCCGCACTAGCAAAAACACCAAAAGGTGGTAAGTTCTCAGTAGGTGGTAAGACATTTACTGATCGTAGCGATTATAGTTCAAAGATTGATGAATTTGCATTCGAATCATTAGATCGTGAACTACAAAAGTTATTAACTGAAGGTGACGAAAAGATTGAAGAAGGCATGACTGTTTCAATCAGCAAAGGTCAGCAAGGTGCTCCTGATTCAGTATCAGTGTCAGCACAAGACGGCGAAGCCGATCAGTTGTTATCATTGATTAAATCAGCAGGTTTAGGCTTGTTTGGTGGTGAAGAGCAACACAGTGACTACGGGGCACCAGCAGATGGTGCCGATCATGGTGGCATTAAGGTAATTGATGACCATGATGGCATGCTTGCTCTTATGAAGAAAATGTCAGGTGGCGATGAACACGGTTCAGAAGATTACGCTGACGAAGAAGGTCATGATCACGATGACGAAATGTGCAACGAATGTGGCACAATGATGACTGCCGAAGGTGGTTGTGGTTGTGATGAAGGCAAAGAAATGGTCGATGAAGTAGAATCAGAAGACCAAATGGAATTTGAAGTTGCAGAAGATAATGCTCCAGATTCAGAAGAAGCAGAACACACTGCCGATGAAGAATCAGAAGCACAAGAAGATATGGCACTTGCTAAAGCCGCACAACAAAACAAGACAACTACTTTCAACGAAGGTGGCGATGGTCCAGAAGCCAGTGAAGAAGGCGCAGAAGATATGTCTGCAACTGGTGACGAAGATGGTGAAGAAGTATCAGAATCATTTAGTTTCACAGACTTATACAAGAAACTAGTATTCATGGAAGAATCAACCGCTGAGAAGGACGATAAGGCTGAGAAGGCTGGTAAGAAAGTCGCTAAAGATATCGAATATGATGAAGGTCATAAGGGCAAAGACGATGACAAGGCAGAACGTGCCGGTAAGAAAGTTGCTAAAGATATCGAATACGATGACAAGAAAGACAAGAAAGAAAAGGTTGATGAGTGGGCAAATCAAGCAGGTCCAGGACCCGGTAAAGGTACTGACGCAAGTTTTGAACAAGACATTGACTTTATGACTAAGGTAATCGCAGGTGGTTTGAACAAGCCTAAGTCAACTGGTCAGACAACTATCCCTGTTGTTGCAAGTCAACTTGATAGATTGCATGACAATCCAAATGATTGGGCAACACTTGCAGGTATCAGAAAGAAATAATACTTCTTTCTATAATAGAATAAAATAGCCGGGTCTCCCGGCTATTTTTTTGGATACGACACTTTAAACAAAAACGATAAATACAAACATAAGGTGATTATTAACATGGCGCAACGTAACATTGACTTTGGTACATTCCCAGACGATCCAGATGCAGATGCTATCAGAACTGCGTTCCAGAAAACACAAGAGAACTTTACAGAGTTATTTGGTGGACTTCAGGACCAAGCAGTAATTTCTGTTAACAGAACTGCGGGCGCGGGTATTACTGTAAACTCTCCAACAGGTAACGTAATTGTTACCGCTAATATTGCATGTGTGCAAGTATCTTCAAACACATTAGGTGTAAGTAGAGACTCTGCAAGTTATACAGCAGGTGGCAACGCAACTATTACAAGTTCTTCACAGACACTTGTAATTGAATTGCCAAACGATATTGCTAACGTAGACAATATTGCATTAGATGCTAACTTAACTGCTAACGTAGTTAAGGCTAACCTTAATGTTTTAGTTGGTTCTAACGCAATTGTACTTGCAAATACTGGTAATGCTACTATTGGAAATGTTAGTGTTTCAGGTATTATTAATGTCACTGGCAATGCTACAGTAGGTAATATTAGTACTGTTAATGGCACATTCTCTAATTCTATCACAGTTACAACTGCGGCAAACGTAGGTGCATTGAATGCTACAACCGGAGCCTTTGTCGGTACTGTAACTGCTAATAATGCAAACGTAACTAATAATGTTGCAGCCAATATAATCACTGCTAATTTCTTTTATGGAGATGGTAGTAACATCTCTAACGTTACTTCTCTGCCCAATGACAAGATTAGTAATGGAACAAGTCAAGTTTATGTCACATTAAATGGCAATGTAACTTCTACTGTTGCAGGCTATGACACATTAGTAGTCACTGCTACTGGTGCAAATATTACTGGTACACTCAATGCTACAGGCAATTTAACTGCCGTAGATGCTAATTTAGGTAATAGCGTAACTGCAAACTATTTTGTTGGTAACTTATATGGCGCAGCCAATACAGCAACAAGTGCAACTACTGCTGGTACTGTAACAACTAATGCTCAACCCAACATCACTAGTGTCGGTACATTAACATCATTAAGTGTTACTGGAAATGCTGACTCAGGTAACGTAAATGCAACCGGCGGTGTGTTTACATATGTTAACGGCAATGGTGCAAACTTAACATCATTGACAGGCGCTAATGTTACTGGTTCCGTAGCAAATGCAACCTATGCAAACGGAGTAGCAGGCGCTAACGTATCAGGTGAAGTAAGTTATGCCGCAACTGCAAACAGTGTTGCTGGCGGAAACGTAGTGGGAACCGTAGCGAATGCTATGCATGCATCAACTGCTAACACGGTGGTAGACGCTACACAATCAAATATTACAAGCGTAGGTACATTGACTGGGTTAAATGTCAATGGTACAATTACAGCCGTAAGTATCACTGCAAATACAGGAACATTCACTGGTAATGGTAGTGGACTAGCAAACTTAGCAGGTGCCAACGTAACTGGTACAGTTGCTAATGCAACTTATGCATTAAGTGCAGGATCAGCAACTACAGCGGGTACTGTAACAACATTCGCACAACCAAATATCACTAGTGTAGGTACATTAACAAGTTTAGATGTTGCTGGAAATGTAACAGCAAGTAATGTGTATGCTAACTCAGGTACTATCGGCGCACAAACATTAAAGGGCGAAGGCGGCAACATTAGCAATATTCAAGGTGCTAATGTTAGCGGTACTGTATCAAGTGCTACAACTGCATCAACAGCAGGTACTGTAACAACTAATGCACAACCAAATATCACCTCAGTAGGTTCATTAACAAGTCTTACAGTTAGCGGAAACATCAATGCTGGTAATGTAAATCTAGCATCAGGTATCTTTAGTGGCAACGGTAGTGGATTAAGTCAATTGACTGGTGCTAACGTAACTGGTACAGTAGCAAATGCTACTTATGCATTGGATGCGGGTAACGCTACTAACGCAACATCAGCAACAAGTGCAACTACTGCGGCTACAGTAACAACGAATGCTCAGCCAAATATCACATCAGTTGGTACACTAAGTTCATTATCAGTAACCGGTAACGTAGACGCCGGAAACTTTACAGGTGCTAATGCAGTTGTTGCAAACTATTTCATTGGTAGCGGTAATAACCTATCAAACATTCAAGGTGCTAACGTTACGGGTGCAGTCGCTACTGCAACAAGCGCAACTACAGCAGGCACAGTAACTACAGCAAGCCAACCAAATATTACTTCAGTTGGAACATTAAGTTCATTAAGTGTAACTGGTAATATAACATCGGGTAACATTTATTCTAACTCAGGCACAATTGGTGCTCTGTATCTATCAGGTGATGGCAGCAACATTACTAACATCAGCGTTGGTGCAGGTAGTTATATTGAAAACGGAAATTCAGAAGTACGTGCAGACGCTAATAGTAACGTAAGAGTTACTGTAGCCGGTAATGCGAACGTAGTGGTCGTCACTGGAACTGGCGCCAACATTGCCGGTTACGCAAACATTACTGGTAATGTATCCGCAGGCAATGTTACTGCTACACTACTCACAGGCACATTAACAACAGCAAGTCAGCCTAACGTAACAAATGTGGGCACATTAACTGGGTTAAATGTTAACGGTACTAGTAATTTAGGACCAAATAGCAACGTCATCATTACAGGTGGCGCGGCAAACGCATTCTTAAAGACTGATGGTAGTGGTGCATTATCATGGGATACTGCTACATTAGTTCCTGCACAAGGATCAAATACACAAGTCATCTTTAATGACGGTGGCTCAACATATGCAGGTAATGCTAATTTAACATTCAACAAGACTAATGCCACATTTACTGTAGGAAATAGTGTTGTTGCAGGCAACGTATACGCTAACTCAGGTACGGTACGTGGCTCATTATTGACAGGCACATTAACAACAGCCGCACAACCAAACGTTACAAGTGTAGGTACGTTAACTGGACTAAATGTTAACGGAACTGTAACGGCTGTAGCATTTACTGCTAATACTGGTATCTTTACTGGTAATGGTGCAGGGTTGACAAATCTCGCTGGTGCTAATGTCACTGGTACAGTTCCAAGCGCAACAAGTGCTACAACAGCAGGTACTGTAACAACTGCGGCCCAGCCAAATATCACAAGTACTGGTACACTATCATCATTGATCGTATCAGGAAATATTAATGCAGGTAACTTGAATACTACTGGAGTATTCAGTGGTAGTGGCTCATCATTAACAAACATTCCAGGTGGTAACGTAACTGGTACAGTTGCTAATGCAACTTATGCGACAAGCGCAGGTAGTGCAACTACAGCAGGTACAGTAACAACTGCGGCTCAACCAAACATTACAAGTGTTGGTACATTAAGTGCATTAGACGTAACAGCAGGCATTGTTGCCGGTAATGTGTATGCAAATAGTGGAACTGTTCGCGGTAATCTATTAACCGGTACATTAACAACAGCCGCACAACCAAATATTACCAGTGTTGGTTCATTGACTTCATTGATTGTAAATGGTAATATCAATGCCGCTAATTTGACAGTTGGCTTAGGCACGGTTACTGCTAATATATTCAGTGGTAATGCAAGTAATTTAACAAATATTCCCGGTGCAAACGTAACTGGCACTGTTGCTAATGCAACATTTGCATTAAGTGCATCAAGTGCTACTACTGCTGGTACCGTAACAACAAATGCTCAACCTAACATTACATCAGTCGGTACATTAACAACTTTAGATGTAAATGGCACTGTAACTGCGGTTAACTTTACTGCTAATACAGGTATCTTTACCGGCAATGGTAGTGGATTGACAGCACTGAATGCAAGTAATATTTCAACCGGTACTCTTGCTCAAGCAAGACTTGCTAATAGTTCATTAACAGTTAATGGAACTAGTATTTCATTAGGTGGTTCAGGAACGATCACTGCTGTTAATCCAAATGCATTGACATTGGGAACTTATTTGACAGGTACAAGTTACGATGGTAGCACAGCCGTAACTGCCGCAGTAGATGCAACTACAACTAATACAGCAAGTAAAGTAGTAGCACGTGATAGTAATGGTAGTTTTAGTGCAAACATTATTACAGCAACATTAAGTGGTTCAGCAACAAGTGCTACAAGTGCTACAACAGCAGGTACAGTAACAACAGCCGCACAACCTAACATCACAAGTGTTGGCACACTAACATCACTAACATCTTCTGGTAATATCAGTGGTGCTAATCTTGTCGCAACCGCATATACGATTTCGTCTGTGGCTACAGGTATTAGTGCTGCCGGATCAACACAAGGTACAGCAACAGCACTAACTAAAGATGTGAATGTTGTTTCAACTGTGAGTGCTGGACAAGGTGTTGTATTACCAACTGCTGTTGGTGGTATGCGTATAACAGTTATGAATACTTCACCTACTGCATTGAATGTTTATCCAGCAACAGGTGCCGGAATCAACAATAACGGCGCAAACGTGGCCTTTGCATTACCAGGAAATGGTAGATTAGATTTCTTAGCGGTTACTAGTACACAATGGTATACTCTAACTGCAACTTATGCCTAAAGAGAAGGAACAAATTAATGGCTAAAATAAAGAGTGGAAGTGGTTCAAATAAAGGAATGAAAGTTTCTTTTACGAGTCAGCAAAAAGGAAAGACTACAATCGGTGGTAATCCTAGTAGTATTAAGTTTTCTACAATGAATAAAAATAAACGTGCAAATTATAAACCGTCACGCGGACAAGGCAGACCATAAAAAGAAGGATAAGAAAGTATGTCAAAAGTCACATTAGAATTATTAAAAGAAATTTGTCCTAAGACTAAATCAACAGTCTTAGCAAAATATGTTGAACCGTTGAATGAAGTGGGTGAACACTTTGGATTGTTTGAAAATCCAAAGCGTATGGCTGCATTCTTAGCACAAGTTGCACACGAATCAGGTGGTTTTAACTTTGTCAAAGAAGGACTAAGTTATTCAGCGGCTTCATTGAATAAAGTTTTCAAAAAGTATTTCCCAACACTAGAATCAGCAAAAGCATATGAACGTCAACCTGCAAAGATTGCAAACAAAGTTTATGCAAATCGTATGGGCAATGGTCCAGAGAGTTCAGGTGATGGTTACAAGTATTGCGGGCGTGGGTTGATTCAATTGACCGGTAAAGATAACTACACCCGTTTTGCCAAAGCAATTGGTAAAACATTAGATGAAGCAGTTGCGTATTTAGAAACTTCAGAAGGCGCTGTAGCAAGTGCAGGATGGTTTTGGGACGCAAACAAATTAAGTGTTTATGCAGATAAAGGCGATTTCGTGGGTCTAACAAGACGTATCAATGGCGGTACAATTGGTCTTGCAGATAGACAACATCACTATGATATTGCACTTAAAGCATTAGCATAATTAAGGATTAACATGGCACTACCCGTTTGGCAAACACAACCTAATTTAGGATCATACATCAGTAATCAGTCGATGAGTATCCAATTGGTTGCAATTCCTATTTTACCTGCAACTAGTGTAACATATACACTTGCGGGAGGTTCATTACCAAATGGGGTAGTGCTGTCGTCCAATGGAAATATACAAGGAACACCTATCGTTTTTAATAACGCAGTGTTCACATTTACTGTTAGGGCAACAGATAATTTAGGTAATAATAGAACACAAACATTTTACTTTAGTGTAAGTTATTCATTACCTCAGCCAAATTGGAATACACCTGCAGGATCAATAGGTAGTTACCCATCAACTGTACCTATGGTATTTCAATTAAGTGCTACTCCTGTGTTGCCGGCAGTTACAGTAACATATCAAATTATTAGCGGCAGTTTACCAAATGGATTAAGTCTAAATGAAGATGGTTTGATTTCAGGTACGCCAATATTAGTAACGTCTGATATATCATCTACATTTGTGGTACGTGCAACAGATAACTATCAGAACATCAGAGATAGAACATTCTCTATCACAGTGTCTGGCTCTGCTATTCCACAATTTACAACTCCTACTGGAACATTAACAAACACATTAGACAGCACATGGATTGAAATTCCTATTGAATATTCTAATCCAATCGAAACTAATCCAGTATCAATTAGAGTTATTCAAGGTCAATTGCCACCTGGAATTGAAATCAATGAAAGTGGATTGATCAGAGGTTATGCGGAACCCCCAATCTTAAGTTTAAATTTACCACTAGTAACAACTAACATTGTAGCAACAAGTTCAAATACTATTGTTTGCGTTAGTACAAGTGGATTTAGAGTGGGAAGACCTATTGTATTCACTGGAACTGAATTTGGTGGCATCACAGCAAATCAAACATATTATGTTGACAGTATTATCGATGATACTACATTTACTATTAGCACCACTGTTAATGGTTCAGCATATACACTAAGTGATGCAGTAGGATTTATGACTGCAACATTGCCTACAATTTCTATTGGACAGCCTACAATTCAAACATATTCATTTACTTTGAAACTTGAAAGTCCGTTAGGTAGTGACATTGAATCTTACTTTATTACAGTAATTAATCAGAATGCTTCATCAAGTGACGGTGGCCCTGGTTATCCACCAAACACACGCATTCCTACAATTTATAATACTAGACCTGAAACATATAACATTTATCAAAATGAACAAAACTATGGTTATTACGTATTGCCACCAAACTCAAATGGCGTAACATATCAGCCATATGAATTAGCATATATTGGCAAGATCACTAGTGACAACTATTTCTCATTTAGAATCTTAGGTCATGATTTTGATGGTAGTCCATTAGAATATGTATTTGCTGATTTACCCTTAGGATTAACAGGCAACTCATCTACTGGATGGATCAATGGTTACCCTGTTATTTCAGATAACAGTATCAGCGATTTCACATTCAGTGTTGCAGTTAGAAAAGCAATTAATCCTACGATTTCAACACCTTTCTTTAACTTTGGTTTCAGAATTAGAAATGATATTGTAGGGGATGTAACTTGGATTACACCGGCATCATTAGGTACTGTAGATAACGGTACTGTTAGTATCTCTAAGGTTCAAGCAACGAGTGATGTTCTATTACAATATAGAATTGTAGATGGAGAGTTGCCACCTAACTTAACACTATTAGACAACGGGGAAATCTCAGGAGTTGTAGCATATCAACCTACTGATACATTCTTAGCGCCTAACGAAACTACAGATTTTACCTTTACTATTCAAGCATATTCGCCTCAATTCCCTATCGTGCAATCATCACGTACATTTACATTGAGCGTTTATCAAGAATATGGTCAACCAACTGATACATTATATATTAAATGTACACCTAGCATTAGTGACAGATATCTATTGGCAAGTCTACTTGATAATAGTTCACTGATTCCAAATGAATACCTGTATAGACCTAATGATCCTTATTTTGGTAAAGCAAATGCAATCATTTATGAACACGCATATGGCATCTATGCAAGTAGTTTTGAAGAATATGTTGCGGCAATTACAAAGAACCACTATTGGAGACAGATTACTTTAGGTGAACTTAAAACTGCCGTAGCACGTAATGATGCAGGCGAGATTATATATGAAGTGGTTTACAGTCAGGTTGTTGACAATTTAGTAAACCCAGAAGGACAAAGTATTAGTGAAGAAATCTTTTGGCCAAGATTTATTCCACTAGAACTAGGACCTTGGTACACAAGTGAAACTGACATTTTCACTAGTTATGTAGAAGCACCAAACGGTCAAGAGTTTTACACTAGTTTAACCCCCGGATTTGCTAGAATATTGTATCCGAACAGTTTAGTTAATATGCGTCAGCGAGTAGGTCAAGAATTAGGACAAGAATATAACTTTAGATTATTGCCTAAGTGGATGACTAGTCAGCAACTTAATGGTAGTACATTAGGTTATACTCCTGCTTGGGTCATTGCGTATACACTACCCGGATACGCAGAAACTATCAAAAACAATATCAATAATAATTGGAAAGATCCTGTATTGAATACACCTTATACACTTAATACTATCAACTTTAAGATTGATAGATTCACAGTAGATAAGAGTACAACATTCAATTATGATAAGAACGTTAGCCCACCCGCTTGGACAGGGTTACCAAGCGCAAGCCCAACACCTGATCCACTTGATAGTAAAGACTTTTATGTACTGTTCCCTAGAGAAACTATTTTACCCGACAGAACGCAGTACTAAATACATTTACGGAATAGAGACATATGAGCCAAATTAACACAAACGGAATCGACACAAATTATCCAGTACCGGGACAGAACAATAGTTCTCAGGGTTTTAGGGATAACTTTGCCCAAATTAGAAACAACTTAAACACTGCCGCCAATGAAATCACTGATTTGCAGACCAAGGTAGTATTAAAGCAAGCATTGACTGATGCGGTGCTTAACAATGACATGGCTAATACATTGATCAGTAATGCATCAATGAGAAGTTTCCGTCACACTACATATAATTTAGGTAACGCATTATCAGGTACTGTATTGGTTGATGCAAGCCGTGCAGACGTTCAATATGGTGCGCTTTCTGGTAACACAACATTACAGTTTGGCGGCTGGGCCCCTACTAATACAGAACAAACAATTACCTTACGATTAACGATTCCTAATGCTAGCGTAGCAACATCAGTTATTTCATTACCTAATGCATGTATTTCTACTAATAACAACTATGGTACTACATTAATAGAAAACTATGCTCAAGTAGGTAACATTGCAACTATTACTGCTCCAGCAAACGTAGGAATTATTGAACTTGATTTGACTACTACTGATTGCGGAAACACAATCAGCATCATGCCGACAAACAGACCATTCCAGTCAACACAAATTATCACACGTGATGTACCTCCTACAGGCTTGCAAGGTGATACACCTGGTGCTGTTGCTGTAGGCCCATCCGTAGGACAGGTAGAAGTATCTAATACTATTGCTACTGGAAACTATATTATTGTAGATAGTACTAGTAATTTTTACTTAGATATGCCTATCGTGTTTACCGGAAACACTGATAGTTCTAATAGTAACATTGTTGCTGGCACAACATATTATGTAAACGAAATTTCTAATGCTACTGCATTTACTGTGTCTACTACTGCCGGTGGTAGTGATTTTGATGTGGGTTCTAGCAACGTAACATTTTACGGCAATCCAGCATCATATATGTATGTTTGTGTAGACACATATGATTCTACTACATATACAAGAGAAGTAACTGATACTTACGATGACGGCAACATCACACTCGACACAACAACCAGTGTTGTTGCTAATGCTCCTATTATCTTTACTGGTAACGTAGACAATGCTAATAGCAATCTAATCGCAAATACTGTTTACTATGTAAAAACAACGGATGGAAATACTCCTGGAAACATTACAGTGAGCAGAACAAGAGTTAATGGCATTGCAGGCACAGCCGCAACGTTAGGCAATGCAACTCCTACTGCTAATGCAATCGTATATGTTGGTTCTGATATTTGGAGAAGAATCAACTTGAGTTCTTGGTAATTGGATAGTTAATGGAACACCCATTCATCAATGATTTGTCTGACAAAACACTAGAGGAATTGCAAGAGTCAATCACTAGTCTAAATAATAAGTTAACGTTTGCATTTAGAACTGGCAATGGTCCTTTGATACATCAATTACAAATGGCAATTGAAAGTTATAGAAATCAACATAGAAAAAAGATGGATGAAATCTTTTCTAAACAAAAACTTAACAATCAAATTAATATTGAGAAGCAATGACAACTAGAATCGAAAAAGATTTTTATTTTCAAACTGGGGTACACTTTGAAAATAAATTCTATGTAAATTCATACGATGTTACCCTTTCTTTGCTTGTTGAAACAGACAGCATTAGAGAGCAGAATGTTGCTATGGATAGAGCAACACACTTCCTCACATCTGTACTACAAAATTCTTTGTTGATCAACAGTAAAGAAACAGAAGCTATAGAAAAATATAAAAATGCAGGATTAAAAATCTGCATACTTCCGGAAGATCCATATGATCAAATACTAAGTATGGTGTTATTGCAGAAGTTAAATGCAGTAATGGAAGGCAGACTGCGCATTACTGACTTAGTAATAGGTTCTACCTTAAGTGAAGGCGTAAGATTTACTATGGTATCTGAAGTAGCCGAAAATGTACTAGACGGAAATTATTGGTGGAATAAACCAACCATTTGTCTAAACAACGAAGAGGCATGCCCAACTAACAAAACCAATATCGTCAAATTATTTGATGACAGCCATTGGGTAGATTTAGGGCTATCTTGGAAAGAAAAAGGTAAAAAATAATTACCTTTATCGTTGACTTTTCTGTTAGTTGTGTTATCATACAACTATGATTACAGACAAGTATGGTCAACAAATATTCACTGAGCAGGACTTATGCGACCTGTACATGTCTGATCCTGAAAGAAAATTATCAAACGTATTAATTAACGAGCCCGTTAATTTTAACCCAAACTTAGAAATCAACGACATTCCAAAACTTGTCGAATATACACTAAGTGACAAATCAATTGAAGAGTTCGACAATGAATGTCACAATAATTGGTTCTTGCCCACCGAGTACAAAAATTTCGATATTGCACAATATGTATTAGAGCAATGTAAAAATGACGCTGAATTGCAACGTGCGGGTGAAGAACTATTATTGTATCAAGAACGTGACATGTTCATACTCTTACAATATCTAAAATATCTAGTTGACACGATGCGACAACATAACATTGTTTGGGGTGTAGGTCGTGGATCAAGTGTCAGTAGTTTCGTTTTATATTTGATAGGGATCCACAGAATAAATAGTCTATATTATGATTTATCAATCGATGAATTCTTGAAATAGGAGAAATACATGGCAAAATATAGAACTGCGATGGGAAAAGTTGTTGACATGGCCGCACTAGCCGCAAGGAATGAAAAGGTACGTGCTGTGGGTAACATGAATGTCAATGCACGTGGAGACACAATTGACGCGGCGGGTAGAGTTGTTACACCCGTGACAAAGAAAGTTGGCGATCAGTATCAAAGAACTGTTACTAATCGTGCAGCCAATATTGTTAAAAAGAGACAGGAAGCACTACGTCCAGTAGAATCAGCACCAAAGCCAGAACACAAAGTTGACTTGACTGCTGAGGAATTGGAACTAGAAGATTCCTTAGATGATGATTTAGAAATTGAAAAACTTAAAGCAAAAGACAACAAATAATCTATTATGGCAACCATCAATAAAGTTAAAGTACAGAAACTTATACCTTTGAATGATACCATTATTGTATCTGATATGGAATTTGCAGAACGTATCAGCAATGGCGGTATCATTCTTATGAATGATGATATGAAGAGCGCAGGTATCAGACCTCGTTGGGGTAAGGTATATGCAATTGGACCAAAAGTAAAAGACATTGAAGTAGGTCAATATATTATGATAGCACACGGCCGCTGGACACGTGGTATCACTATTGATACTCCCGAAGGCGAGAAAGTAATCCGTAAAGTAGATAACAACGATATTTTATTAGTTAGCGATGAGAAGCCAAACGATCAAACAATGAGTGATAAAGTATATTAATTATCAAAGGGTATGGGGGCGTTAGTCCCCATACTATCCATTCATATTCAGAAAGTAAATTATGTTTAGTAACACACAAATCGGTTATAAATCAGCATCAGAAATCAATAGTTCTATGGTACGTGTATACAATCACATGACATTAGCAGTGATTGTTAGCATGTTAGTATCATGGTATGTAGGCACCAGTCCTGAACTTGTAGAATTTTTCTTTACAGGTATCACTAAGTGGGTAGTAATGTTTGCTCCACTAGTTTTCATTTTCTTAACTCCCATTTTGTTTAATGCTGGTATTGGGCGAACAGGCGCACAACTAGTGTTGCATGGCTTTGCGGCATTAATGGGACTTAGTTTTGCAATTATCTTTGCAGTATATAATATGGGATCAATCGTATCAGCATTCATGGGTGCTGGTATCTTATTTGGAGTAATGAGTTTTTATGGATACTTTACTAAGAGTAGCCTTGATAGTGTTGGTAAGTTTATGTTTGTTGGCCTTATTGCCATTATTATTGCAAGTATTGTTAACATTTTTATTGGTAGTACTGTCTTTGCTATGGTTATTAGTGCTTTGGCCATTATTATTTTTCTTGGGCTAACAGCATACGACACACAGCGAATTCGTGAAGACCTCAGCGTTTCGGGCGATAATTATCTCGCAGAAGTCCAAGGGGCATTGACATTGTACCTAGATTTTATTAATATCTTTTTATCGCTACTAAATCTCTTTGGTGAAAAGAAGGACTAACACATTGAAAGACAGTTTAAAACATAAGATCGGAACTGCATTGCCTTACGTAGCAATATTCGGTATCAGCGCCGTGGCAGCATATGCAGTTTCAAAGATTTACAAGACAGTAAAAGATATCGATTTCCCATTGGATTTCGGTAATGACATTAATCTCAACAACTTTCGTAATAAAGACTAACTATGAAAAATCAACTTTGGGTTGAAAAGTATCGCCCCAACACCGTCAGTGATTATGTATTCGTTGACGAAAAACAAAAGAATCAAGTAGAGAGTTGGATTCGTGATGGAAGTTTCCCTCATCTATTATTGAGTGGTGATCCAGGCACAGGTAAGACTACTCTTGCTAAAGTTCTAATTCATGAACTTGGCGTAGAAGAATATGATGTATTAGAGATTAATGCTTCACGTGAGAACGGTATCGACTTCTTACGTGAAAAGATTAACGGGTTTGTGCAGACTATGCCTTTTGGCAAGTTCAAAGTAGTGCTGTTAGACGAGGCTGATTATCTTACACAGCCATCGCAAGCCGCTTTGAGAAATGATATGGAGGCGTATCACATGACTGTACGCTATATCCTTACTTGTAACTATCAACACAAGATCATTCCTGCACTAAAGTCACGCTGTCACGAATTTCATATCGCAAAGCCCGATATGACTGAATTCACAGCACGTGCGGCAACTGTTCTAGTAAGTGAAGGTATTGAATTTGACCTAGACGTACTAGACACATTTGTTCGTGGTACATATCCAGACTTACGTAAATGTCTGAATCAGTTGCAGAATAACAGTGTTAACGGTAAGTTAACTCCTGTACAGTCAGGTGGAACTAGTGAAGATAGCATCTTGTTACAGGCAACTGAATTATTCAAGAGTGGTAAGATTCTTGAAGGTCGCCAGCAATTGATGCAATATATCTCTATGTATCCAACACGTATTGAAGATACATATCGCTGGATGTATGACAATCTTGATTTATGGGGTAAGGATCAAGAGCGCAAGGATGCGGCAATCATTACAATTCGTAACGGGCTAGCAAATCTACCTCTTGTAGGAATCCCTGAGATCAGTTTGGCAGCAACATTAGTAGAGTTGACAGGGTGAAAAAGTACAGTAGTCATCAACAGGTATTGGTTTGGCGTAACGGAAAGTTATGTTGGCGTATTCGTCAAGTATATTATGAGCCTATCAAAAAGCCATGGTATAAATTTTGGCAAATTTCAGATGTTGAGATTACGTACGGGGAACCAAAATACATTGAAGTTCCTGAGGACACACTATAATTTATATGACCTTCTTTCTTTATTAAATAGAATACAGGAGAATACAGTATGTCATGGCAAGCAACACTAACAATCAACAATAACACAGATTATAACATCACAGTAACACACAATACTACTGGTGACTTAACTACAATCAGTCCCGGACAGAATTGGTCAAATACTACTAGTGATCCAAACAATACTAACGCATTGAAGTTTTGGCAACAGCCTAATGTTTGGTTTATGCAAGGGTCATGCAGTTTTGGTCCTGATGCTGGTGTGTGGGTAGATCGTGGTTGGATGGACCCTAATGCACAGACTATTAAGATGAGTGCTAGAGCAAACGGCTCTGCATTTCTACAGACACTAAACGGTGGTACAGAATTACTTGCTTGGAATGAGTTTGAGCAGGGCGGCACTATTGAGTTGACATTTGACAAACAATGAGATATTTTTTAATTAGTTTTTTCCGCAAAGTTGGCGGGCAGATTGATGAGGCTGTTTCTGTAAGCAAGCGCATTCGCACCTCAGATACCATGAATGCAAATATCATCATGGATTTTGCAGAAAAGAAGGTAGTCAAATGTGTTATCGAGGGTAAAGTGCATGACACTACCTTCGAACTAATGCGTGATTACTATGCAAAAATCTACCCCAATCTGATTAATCAGTTGGAAAAAGAAGCACCTATCACTGCTAAACAAAAGACAAAATAAATGGGGCATAAGCCCCATTTACTTTAAGAGTACATCTTGAGGATGTGTTCAATAATCTTATGTCGTCTAATATCCCTCATATCAAATTCACAGGCTGTCATACCAGGAACTTTGTTTAGTTGAATTTTCTGCTTAAGATCCAACAAGCCATTTTCAGGAGTTCTTCTATCAGTCTGTTCAACGTCACCAGTGATGACAATCTTACTTCCTTCGCTAATTCTAGTCATTAACATTTTTAACTGACTAGGAGTAGCATTTTGTGCTTCATCTAAGATGATCCAAGCATGCTTGAAGTTACGTCCGCGGCAGAATGCCAATGGGGTAATTTCAACAATTTGTTCATCTAACATATATTTGATTTCTTTTACGCTATAATACTCCCTTAAAATATCGAAAAGTGGTCTGACCCAAGGTTCCATTTTTTGATTCAAATCGCCGGGTAAGAACCCGTGTTTCTCATCATCTACTGCAACTGCGGGTCTGGTCAAGATAATTCTATCGCACTCGCCCGCTCTCATGGCCTTAATCGCTGCCAACATAGCAAGATAAGTTTTACCAGTTCCAGCCGGGCCACTCACCATAACGATATCTGTTTCAGGGTCAGTCAATGCTATAATATATTTTTCCTGATTTATACTCTGTGGTACTAGATCGATGGGTTTTCGTGGCTTTCTTTGCTGTTGCTGGGCTTGAGAGAAGTCGATTGTTTTAGATTCATTCATGTAGAATGTTTTGCTTTCATCAATGTGCCTTTTATTTGCGTAACGTGTGTCTTTCTGTCTGAGTGCGCTAGTCTTTCTTTTACTCAAAGTGTTTCTCCTATGATTTGATACACTATACTCTTGAAGAACAACTTGTCCTTCGTAAGTATTTAAGGTGTATGATTCAGTAAACAGTGCAGTTGTTAAAGTTGTTGTTCCTATGATAAATATTATACTAACCCCAGTAGGACACAAAGTCCTGTATTCTATAATAGGGCTTTAAAAAGATAAATACAACATGAAAAGTTTACCAGCAGACCAATTTTTTAATGACATTGACTTTGTTAGTATCGTGGATACTATCAGGGGCGTATATATGTCAGACGGTGCCATGTCTACATTGCTCGATTTTGAGCGTGTTTTAGATGAGGCCGATGTTTATGCATTTAAGAACTGGATTATCGGGGAATTAGTACAAGGTCCAGTAATCGGTAGATATAGTGCAAAATGTACATTCATGTGGCCTTATAAGTTGATGCCCGATCCTAGAGCCGCATTAAGATTAATGAATATTGGATGCAAAGTAGCATACGCTAAATCAAGCATCAAAGTTCCAGTAGAAGTTCAAGATTACGAAGATTTTGTTCCTGGAACACGTTATCCTAAAATGACTAAAAAGAGTATTTGGTTTGTTCAAATCGAAGTACCATTTGAATTAATGGATGATATCAAAGAAGGTTCTATCGACCTTGCAGATGCAACTATTGACTTGTCTGATCTTGAGGACGCATATGATGAGGACCTTGACACAGATATGAACGAAGAAGGCACTGCACAACAGCAAGATGCTGAACAAGATCAGGGTCAGCCTGCTATGGCGGCAGGAGTATAATATGAGCCTAGACTATATGGACATGGAAGGCCAATTATCTAACCGCATTACGGTAGATGAATATTCTGCTAAAATGGGCAAAGACAAAGATGTTGTCACAGTAACATTTAAAGTTAACAGTAAACTAGCAGGAGATGACCTTGTTAGTTGGTTTGAACGTGGATATGATTTTGTATTGGATGCTAGTGTTAGCGATGGTGAAATTGAGCCAGGCAAATACTTAGTATTCTTAGAAATGGACCGCAGACGTAAGGTCCCAGAAAGAATTATTCAGTTATTATCAGACCTTGAAACCTTAACCGGTTTCAAATTAAAAGATTGGACAGTAGAAGTCGAAGGTGATGACTACGATGCCGATGAAGAAGTAATTCGTCAAGTTATGATTCTCAACCCTAACGAGTACAAAATGGAAAGGGAGAAAGATGAGAAACTTAACGAATTCAGAAACCTTGCAGGCCTTGATTCAAAAACATTGCATCAAGATGACGCCTACATAAAAACAATAAAAACCATGGCGGGGATGTAATTTATGGGTACAATTTTAACACGTAGATACGAAGAAGAAGAGATGCAACTCATTGCAAAGAATGACGAGCATCATGCCTCTATGGTCGAAGATAAGGAGTTTTACAAGCAAATGGAACAACGAAATCAACAGGCCAATCAGATGCTTAATCTGACACAAGCAGGTAACAATGCCGCACAGAACGCAGAAGTTCTTGTAAAGCACAGTAAAGAAAGTGAAGACTGGATCAATAAAAAGTGGAGACCAGCAATGGGTTGGATGTACATGACTGTATGTATTACAGACTTTGTACTATTCCCAATTCTATGGTCAGTACTACAGGCAATTGGTGCCGGTCAAGTAACAAGTCAATGGCAACCAGTAACTCTAATGGGTGCTGGTCTATTCCACATCTCAATGGGTGCTGTTCTTGGTATTGCGGCTTATGGTCGTACTAAGGAAAAGATTGAAGGTGCATCTAACAATGACACTTCAGTTGGTGCGTCAAACCCACCAGCAACACCATCTTTGGGTGGAATCTTAAAATAACACTTGACAAATAATCCCCGGTGTGCTAATATCTAACAATGGATCATTATAGTACACTGGGGATTCCACGTACGGCTTCTCCCGAAGAAATCAAAAAAGCATATCGTAAACTTGCGATGGAACACCATCCTGATCGGGGCGGTGATAATGCTAAATTTCAAGAAATTAGTGTAGCATATAATACGTTAAGTGACCCAAACAAAAAAGCCGCTTACGATAATCCTCAAACACAATTCAATCACCCCGGCGGATTTGATTTTGGATCAAATGGATTTGACTTAAATGACATTTTCAGTCATGTGTTTGGTCAGGGACAAGGTAATCCGTTTGGACAAAGAACTCATCAACAACCTATATACCGAACCCGTGTTACTGTGTCATTAGTAGATGCATATAATGGCGTTGAACAGGTATTGAAATTAAGCACTCCTCAAGGTACTAAGGTAATCAATATCAAGTTACCACGTGGTGTAAAAACGGGCGACAATTTCAGATATACTAATGTTATGGATGATGCTATTTTGTTAGTAGAGTTTGTTATTTTACCCCATTTACAATTTGAAAGAAAAGGTGATGACCTGTATGCAAATTTACCCGTTTCAGTATTAGATTTGATTACTGGAACTAAAATACAGTTTACAACAATTAGTAACAAAACATTAGAGGTTACTATACGTCCGCAAACACAGCCGTGGATGCAACTTAAAATCAACGGTGAAGGTATGCCCACTGCATCGGGTAATTTTGGAGACCAAATACTCTTGATTAAACCCTTCATACCTGATACTATAGATACTGATATTATTGAGAGTATCAAGCGTAGTCAAAATAAATAGTTTTACATAAGGAAAAAGAAATTGCAACAATCACCAGAAATTGAAAACATCATTGAACGTGCAATCGAAGCCGCAAAGCAACGACAGCATGCATATGTGACTGTGGAACATTTACTGCTATCATTGATTACGCACCCCCCGTTTAAGAAGTGCCTAAGTCAATTTAATGTTGATACCGATCTAATGGTATCAGAAGTAGAAGCATATATCAATGGATTACATGCCATTGAATCTAAAGAACCAAATACTCAGCCTAAGCGAACAAACACACTAGAACGTGTGATGAATCGTAGCGTCACGCAGGTTCTATTTACGGGTCGCAGGCAAGTAACTACAATTGACTTGTATTTGAGTATTGCCGCAGAAGCCAATAGTCATGCTCATTATTTTCTATTGAAGTATGGCGTAAGCAAGAATGATTTTCTAGCACACTGGCAGAAGAATTACAAGGGCGGTGATTTCACTAATAGTCTAACTGATAATCAGGCTGATGAAATCCTAGAAGAATACACTACAAATCTTACTGACCTAGCACGTAAGGGTAAACTAGAACCTGTTATTGGTCGTAGTAAGGAAATTGATGATATTATCAATGTTCTTGCAAAGCGTTTCAAGTCAAACGTATTGATGGTCGGTGATCCGGGCGTCGGTAAGACTGCAATCGCAGAAGGCATTGCTAATGCTATCGTCAATGGTGAGATTCCTGAATTCTTAAATGATCACGAATTGTTCTCACTAGAAGTAGGTAGTCTACTTGCAGGTAGTCGCTATCGTGGTGACTTTGAAGAAAAGGTAAAGATGGTATTAGATGCACTTAATACCAAAAAGAAGTCAATTCTCTTTATTGATGAAGCACACACTATGCAGGGTGCAGGTGGTTCTACTAATGGATCAGTTGACTTTGCAAACATGATTAAGCCTGCAATCACTAAGGGTACACTCAAGGTAATTGCAAGTACTACATGGGAAGAGTTCTACGAGAGTTTCGAAAAGGATCGTGCATTAATGCGCAGGTTCTATAAGGTATCAGTAGATGAGCCTTCACATGACACTACTGTACGAATCCTTTCAGGTCTTTCAGAACGTCTCGGTGAATTCCACAAGGTAAACATTACACAGGAAGCAATTTCTGCGGCAGTGGATGCGGCAGCACGTTATATCCATGATCGTAAGAATCCTGATAAGAGTATTGACTTGCTAGATGCGGCATGTGCAAAGCAAAAGGTTTTAGGCAATGCAGATGCAGTTATCACTAAGGAACTTATCCATGAACAAGTAGAAAAGTATACAGGTGTTCCTGCTGATAAGTTGTCAGGTGACAATTTTGATCGTATTCAAAATCTAGACCTAAACGTAAAGAATAAACTCTATGGGCAAGATGAGACTGTAGATAAGGTTCTTGAGCGTGTATATGTTTCATTTGCTGGTATTGGTAATGAAACAAAACCAACAGCAAGTTTCTTGTTCTTGGGCCCAACAGGCACGGGTAAAACAGAATTGGCTAAACTACTGTCTAAGAATTTAGATATGCCACTTCTCAAGTACGACATGAGTGAGTATGGTGAGAAACATAGCGTAAGTAGTTTGATTGGACCTCCCCCGGGCTACGTAGGCTTTGGTGATTCACAAGTACAAGGTGGACGCCTAATTTCAGACTTGAGCAAGAATCCTCACTCAATTCTATTGTTTGACGAAGTTGAAAAGGCACATCCTGATATCTTCAATATTTTCTTGCAGATTCTTGATGAAGGTCGTATCACTGGATCAAATGGTAAGGAAGTCAGTTGTAAGAATACTATCATTATTCTAACAAGTAATCTTGGCAGTGCAGATGGTGAGAAGAACAACATCGGCTTCGGTAGTCAGGAAAAGACTGGTGAAGATGACAAGGCACTAAAGCAATTCTTTAAGCCTGAGTTCCGCAATCGTCTAGACCTCGTTTGTAAGTTTAACAAGTTAGATACATTGTCTATTAAGAAGATTGTTGTTAAGTTCACTGAGGATCTTAAAAAGAGCCTACTTGAAAAGCACAACATTACTCTTAACTTGAGTGAACCTGTTATTGACTATTTGGCTGAACAGGGTTACGATAGTAAGATGGGCGCACGTCCTCTAGCACGTAAGATTGATGAACTAGTACGTGTACCGCTGTCAAAGAAGATTCTATTTGAACGAGTATCAAATGCTAACGTAATGGCAGTAATTAAGGACAATGAAATTGCATTTAACATCACAAACAAACAGTCTGCAAGGGTCGGCGATGATGGTATCATCCAAGTTGAAAATGAACCAGGTAGACCGTGAAAAACTGTACTTTAACAAGTACACTTATCGAGGCATATTCAAAACTAGACATTTGTACTGGGCACACCGTGCCCGTACAATACTAGATTTTGAGAATATTGTCAAAGATGTAATTTTTGAAGATCGTTCATGGCGGGGGAAGATTAAACTAGAGGATATCGACTTTTTAGAAGTTGAGAAAATCATCCAGTTTAAGAACTTGCATAGTTCTAATTGCATGTATAGGCACGAAGGTGATAAACTAGCAGTATTCACCAATGACATTTCTATTTTACAGGAAATGTTAACTATTCAGCCAGATGCAGAATTAACAGAACTATTGCTTTCCCCCGCCGGAGTTAAGTACTTTAAAACTGAGCCTCCTTCAAAATACAGAGTCTATCTTAAATCTAGACGTATTACGGCTGATGACCGTGATAGTTTGTTGTCATTTTTAGACAGAACCGATATTGTTGAAGGTAGTGCTGGTCTGAAAAGAAACTTACTGAGTACTAGTAATTACAGAAATTCTTGGATACATACTGGACAATTCATTGGATACAACGAAGAAAGTACATTGACTTACTTTAGCATTATGTTTCCTGAGATAGTTGGAAAATCCTACAAATTAGAAAAGAAAACGGACTAAGATAAATACTCTAATACAATGGAGTATTTTCATGGCAAAATTAGTCGAAGATGTAGTAGTAATCAAGTTATCAAAACTTATCAAGGATAACGATCCAGCAGATGTAATCGTTACCGAAGAAGTACAAACTGCATTAGAACAAGTAGCACAAGAACTAGCCGGCAACGGGGTCTTAGTAGAGGTAACGAGAGCGTAATATGTCTCAAGCCACTACTCTGATCCTGTTTCCGCAGACAGCCTATATTAATCCTGGTAACGGTGCACCATACACAGTTACCGGAAACAGTCAGCCAGCGGCAGCATACTATCTAGGCAATCAAGATTTACAAACAGTAACATATGGATTGTCTAACTGTACTGGCAATATCGTTATTGAAGCAACATTAGCATCAACTCCTAGCAATAGTGATTGGTTCAGAGTATATGAACTAGAAGCAAATGCTAATGCCGCTAGCAATTCAGCACCAGAGATTGCAAGTAATGCAACAGCATATACCAATATTGAAGGCAACTTTGTTTATATCAGAGCAAAGATTGAGGACTTTCAAGGTGGTGTCGTTAATTTTGTCAAGGTAAGTTATTAAAATGAGTACAGTAGTCATTATGCCCGGCGGGTTTCATCCATTTCATGCAGGCCATATGGCACTGTATAATTCTGCACGTGAAGCATTTCCCGGTGCAGAGGTTTATGTAGCCGCTAGTAATGACACTAAGACAAGACCTTTTCCCTTTGAGTTAAAAGAAAAACTAGCAAAGGTTGCGGGAGTACAACCAGGACATTTCGTACAAGTAAAGAGTCCATTTCAACCTAAAGAAATTACACAAAACTATGATCCAGAAAAAGATGTAGTCATCTTTGTTCGTAGTCAAAAGGACATGAAAGAAAGTCCTATTCCAGGCGGTGTTAAAAAGAATGGTGAGCCTGCATATTTTCAACCATTTAAGCGTGGCGAACTAGAACCATTTGGTAAGCATGCATATATGGCTTATCTACCAACAGTAGAGTTTGGTCCCGGTATCACTAGTGCTACTGAAATTCGCAATGCATGGCCTAATCTTAATGACAAGCAAAAGACTGCTATGGTCATGAGTTTATATCCTGCAACACAAAAGAATTTGAAACTAGCACAGAACGTAGTTAAGATGCTAGATGTTGGTATGAGTGGAGAAGTCTCTGAGGCTTCTAGTCCTGCACAGCAGGCTGCTATTGCTATTAACATGCAGAAGCAAAATAAAACACCCAAACATATCGATGAAAGTCTAGATTATCTAGAGGAAAAATAATTCCACACCCCTCTCAGGACGTAAATATTAGTACGTTTCAACAAGAGAGGACTTCATGGCAAAGAAACCAAATTCACCAAAGGCAGCCGCGGCAGCACAGACTGGCGCAGAACCAAAGACAGTACCAGTAGAAAAGGTACATGAGATTGCAGAGCAGGCTGCAGCCGAGCAACAAAACGCACAAGCCCAACAGGGTCAAGTGCAAGTCAACGTTGATTTCTTACGTACAACACGTGTACACATTGCAATGCCCTGCTATGGCGGCATGCTAACAGAATCAACATTTATGAGTTTCATCAAGTGGGCTAATACAGCCCGACAGTTAGGCATTGACTGGACACTAGAAACAATGGTTAATGAATCACTTATTAGCCGCGCACGTAATACACTTACTGCTAAGTTTTTAGATATGCCCGATGCAACACACTTATTCTTTGTGGACGCCGATATTGGTTGGGAGCCCTGGCATTTGCTAGTCCTCTTGAACAGGGATGTTGACGTTATCGGTGGTCTTTATCCAATGAAGACTATGCCAATTAAGTGGGTTGTTAACGGATTCGAAGGTGCTGAAGAAGGTCCGGATGGACTTCAGGAAGTATCAAAGGCAGGCACTGGCTTCTTACTAATGAAGAAGCATGTATTTGAAAAGATGAATAGTCACCCTGCTGTGAAGCAGTATAAGAACGATATCGGACTTGACCCTAAGTACGATCAGTATCTAAAGACGTACTTTGATACAGCAGTTCGTCAGAATCGCTACTACAGCGAAGATTGGACATTCTGTGAAAACTGGCGTGACTTAGGTGGAAGAATCTGGGTCGATAAGCGTGTCTTACTACGACATTCAGGTAGTTATGTTTTCTGTATGGAAAACCAGCAACATCTAATGAACACTATTGGACCTATGTATGCTCAGGAACAGGCTGCTAAGGCAGCGGCTGCTCAGGCTGCACCAAAGCCCGACGGTGATGGTAACATTACATTAAACACTTAAGATAGTCTTAAATGTTAACGAAAAGGCCCCTTTATTGGGGCCTTTTTTATTAGTTCCAAATCTACAGAACGTGATAAATACACTATAAAACGGATTATTGAACTATGAAAATCTCTGACATTTACGAATCAACTACAGCAGGCTCAGTAGCAACTGTTGCAACCCCAATGGGAGGCACACAGACTCGTGGTAAGGGCGTATACCCTAACCAAAAGGGCGGTAACTTATTAACTGGTAAAAAGACTAATAAGAAGTTTGCTAACTCAATTAAAGAAAGTGCTACAGTAAGCGAAGCAGAATTAAGCGAACAAGACTTAATTGTTATTCCTGGACAAGGCATGAAACGTAAATCTGGCTTTGTACCACATGGTGCAAGTCGTATTGACCATGAAGTTGAAATGGCACGTAGTGACTTATTTCAATCAGTCAAAAATGCTAGAGCAGTTCATGAACTTATCAAAGATCGTAGCGAAGAAGAAGGTCTTGAAGGTTGGGTACAAGAAAAGATTATCAAAGCAAATGACTATCTAAACACAGTACGTGAATACCTAGAAGGTAAGAGTGTACATGAAATGACTGCAGGTACACTTGCAGGCGGTGTTGCCGCAGAATCAGTAGTCAGAGAAAAGGCTGTAAGCAAAGCACAGCAAAAGTTTTTTGGCATGGCACATGCTATGCAAAAAGGTGAAAAGATTAAAGGCGCTAGCAAAGATTTAAAAGATGTTGCTAAGTCAATGACAAAAGGTGACGTTAAAGACTTTGCTAAGACAAAGCATAAGGGTTTGCCACAACACGTATCTAAGAAGGACTAAACAATGAGTAGCATCATGAAGGGTCTAGTGACCGAAAAGAAAAAGAAACCAAAGCCAACAAGTCCTGAAAAATGGGCTAGAGCAAAAGCAAAAGCCCGTAGCAAGTTTGATGTATATCCAAGTGCATATGCTAACGCCTATGCAAGCAAAGAATATAAAAAGATGGGCGGCGGCTGGCGTATGGGTGAGAGCATTGTAGACTTAGATGAAAACATGCTATCTACATATGCTGACATGTTTGACTTAGACGAAGCCGGTTATGATCCAATTGAACAATCAAAGCGTAATTTCAAACGCCGTGAACATGAAGCCGAATGGGAACGTGAACAAGAATTAGACCGTCAGCGTAAAGAGCAAGAAGGTGGTACCTGGTACATTCGTATTAATGGCAAAATCTTTAAAGACCGCAATGGCGACCCTGTTATGTTTAACGGCAAGAAGCATGCCAATGCAGTTGCAGTTAAGATGATGCAGAAATCATTTAACGTTGGTAAAGAGTTCATGCTAACTACTAAACCTGAAGATACACAGCAAGGTGTATCAGAAGGTCACGCAGACCAACAACGCAAAATCTTTAAGAAGAATGGCAAGCCAGTGGGCGAAGTTGGTATTGACCGTGAATCAAGTCCAGGTGTTGGACAATGGTACATGAAGTGCTACGAATTTGATATTGACAATAGTGGCTATGACTCATACGAAGAAGCAGTGGCAGAACTAAAATATTGTCTAAAGCAAAGTGTAGCGGAAGCACAAGGTGACATATTACATGATCCGGAATATTCATTGCCGGAAGCACGTAAGATTACTAAAGCAATTAAGTATGACGATACGGTAGGTGAAATCATTACTCAAATTCAAATGCTTGCAGAACGTACAGAAGGTATTGACAGCAAAACATTAGAATATAGTATCGATGGCGTATTGTCTGCAAAGAATGCATTAGAATCAGCCGTATATGATTTAGAAGAAGCATTTGAAGATGCCGCACGTAATGCACAGTATAAGCGTGACGAAGAAGATTTAGACGAAGACTACACCGGTATATTTGCCGCAGAAAAGACTCCTGAAACTAATCCATATGGTGGTTCAAAGGATCGCCAATTCAGAGGTGCTATCAGCGAGACACCAACTGATAATCCAACAGGCGCAAGTGGTGAAGGTGGCTGGAGAACTTATCGTGCAAAGCCAGCAGGTCAGATTGATGAAGAAGAGCAACTTGATGAACTAAAATGCTGGCCAGGTTATACTAGAGTAAAAGGTGTACCTGCAGGCGCGCCCGGCAGTTGCAAAAAGAAAACAAAAGAATCATCTATTATGAAGGGCATCAGCCGTGAGAGCAAGTGAGTTTATCATTGAAGGTTCTTACCAAGGTGGACTACGTAAGTGGTTTAAAGAGAAGTGGGTAAACCTCGCTAAAAAGAAAAAAGGTGGTGGGTATGAACAATGTGGTAGTTCAGGCGACTCTAAAGGATATGCTAAGTGCGTGCCAGCAGCCAAGGCTGGCAGAATGTCCGACAAAGAAGAAAAGTCCGCAATCAATAGGAAGCGTTCAGCACAGCGCAAAGCAGGTAGACCCGGCAAAAGATCCGGGGGCAAAGGTAAAACACCGGTATTTGTAAAGACTGATAAATGAGAGCAAGTGAATTCATTATAGAAGGTAACGATAAAGAGTTTCACACAGGTGGAGCCTTAGGATTACCTTTTCCTGGTAGTTACGAACAAGAATATAATATGTTCAAGCGTAAAGGTTCACGTAGAATCACTGCTATGACTAATGAAGCACTTGACAGTTCATATGATTATGAAGGCAATGTTGTTGGGGGTAGATACTCTTTTGAAACCGAAGATGGTGTAGAATATAGAGTATATTTTAGTGGAAACAATTTAGTAGAAGTTTCATTTAATGCAAGTACTGACGGTGGCGATACTTGGAAGAGTACAATGATTGGTACCGGCGATGCGTATAAAGTATTTGGTACTGTTATTAAGATTATTCAGGAATATGTAGAAGTGCATCAGCCACGTGCATTGTATTTCACCGCAGACAAAGACGAACGCGGACGTGTTAATTTATATAAAACATTAGCCTCAAAAGTTGATAAAGTATTACCTAATTATATTGACGCAGGCCCAAATGATTTAGGTAGTGGTGTTGCGTTTATGGTAAAGCGTAAGGGTGACAAAATCAACTTTAGTGGTGAAGACGATCCTATCAATGAAGTTGCTGATAATCCATATGATTACATTCAGAACGTAAAGACACCCGACAAACGTGCATATCGTTTTCAAACAGACGATGGCAATTTGTATAGAGTTCAAGTATTCAATCGCCGTAGTGACAACGAAAACAAATTAGAAATTCATTTTGATCTTACAGATTTAAAAACAGGCAAACCTAATGCAGGCAAGACTGGTACGGGTGATAGTATTCGTGTGTTTGGCACTGTTGCTAATATCTTACAAAAAGAAGTACAAGACCAAAAGCCAACTGGAGTTATCATTGCTAGTAAAGCAGATGACGAAAGCAGACTTAAATTATATAGAACATTAGCACGTAGAGCAACTAAAATAATGCCCGACTATGAAGTGGCAGGTGAGCGTACGGTTGCTGGTGGAGACGGTAATCAATATATCACAATCGAATTAAAGCGTAAAGAAAATGTAAATGAAAAGTGGAGTGAGAAGTATAAGCGTAGTATCAACTGCAATAACCCAAAAGGGTTTAGTCAACGTGCCCACTGTCAAGGACGTAAGAAATAATAGAGATTGTCAATGAGCCATTTAAATGATGTACAAATGACTTATTTTCAGCATTTACGCAGAGCATATAAGATTGCAGTAGTTCTATTAGTACATGGATTATTTCCAAACGTTTGGAAAACTAAAGCACACGAATTACTTTGCGCACATAAATAATATAAACAGGAACATAACATGTTAGCAGACGCACTTAAAACACTATTAGCAACTAGTTACGCATTCGTAATTAAAGCACAGAACTTTCATTGGAACGTAGAGGGTCCTAACTTCCCACAATACCATGAGTTTTTGGGTAACCTATATGAAGAAGTTTATGGCAATGCTATCGATCAAACTGCCGAACTAATTCGTCAATTGGATAGTTATACTCCAGGATCAATTACACGTTTCGCTGAATTGAGTCAGATTCCTGATCAAACTAAAATTCCACGTGCTGAACTAATGATTGCAGAATTGCAAGCAGACAATCAAAAGATTCTAGATATGTGGAAAGCCGCTTTCCCTATCGCCGAAGAAGAAAATGAGCAGGGTGTTGCAGACTTTATTGCAGGTCGCATTGATGCTCATGGTAAACATGGTTGGATGCTACGCAGTATCCTAAAGACGCAACGTGCTTAATGAAGCCAGCCCAGACAGTTTTCAAGGTAGCATGTCTGATGATCAAATCATCAGCAGGCTATGGATGGCCAAACGCCTAAAAAATACTAATATCCCTATTAAAAAATGTGCTGTACTAGGTAGTTGGTACGGCATTTTGCCATATGTACTAAACAGAAACAATGATATTGAAGAGTTAGTAGCAATTGATAGTGAGCCGGGTTGCATAGAAGTTAGTAGAGAATTAAATCCTAATATAAAACATATTGTTAAAGATTGCAACGAACTAAAATATACTGGTGCAGACTGTGTTATTAACCCTAGTGTTAATAACATTGAGGGTACTAAATGGTATGACAATATCCCTAAAGGTAAACTATGTTTGTTTCAAACAGAAGATATTGAAAACAGCGAAGGTTGTCCTAAAACTTTAGATGAGATGAAAAAGAAGTTCCCATTAACTAAATATCTATATCAAGGTACATTAAACACCACTGACAAAGATGGTGATTTTACTAGAAGTATGGTGATTGGATACAAATGAGAGCAAGTGAATTCATTGTTGAATATAAAGAAGTAGATGAAGGCTGGAAAGATGTTGCAGTCGGCTCTGCCTTAGCATTAGGTGCATTAGGTGGTGCATATGCAAAACTTCAACCAAACACACCTGCTACACAACAGCAAGTAGTACAACAAAAACAGTTTACTCCAATCAGCAATAATCCACAAAACGAAATTCAATTATTAAAAACTGCTAAAGCCAATGGATTAAAGGGTGCTGAGTTAGCACAGTTCATGGCACAAACTAAACATGAGAGTTGGGACTTTAACAGACTAAAAGAAAAGCCTCAACCAGGTGTTAAGGGTTATTTTAGTAAGAAGTATGATATTAAACATAGTCCTAAAACAGCAAAGATTCTTGGTAACAAGAAGGTAGGAGATGGCGAACGTTATCATGGTCGAGGATTTATTCAGTTGACAGGTCGTGACAATTATCGTATGGCAGGAGAAGCATTAGGCCTTGACTTATTGAACAATCCTGAACTAGCGGCAAAGCCTGATGTTGCATCAAAAATCGCAATTTGGTATTGGAACAGTAGAGTTAAACCTAACGTTCAAAACTTTAATGACACTAAAGCAGTTACTAGAAAGATCAATCCAGCAGTAAAAGGCCTCGAAGATAGAGAGTCTAATTTTAAAGATTACATGAGAATGGTATGAGAGCAAACGAATTCATTGTTGAGTATAAAGTAGACAACCGAAATGGACTAGGTGCAGTACCCTATAACCAAGACGTTGACTATTTTGGTATGCGTGTATTAATGAAGCCAAGTACATTTTTAAAATTAGCACTACCCTTAGATAAGCCAGTTAGTGTAGATCATATTGCACAACATCTTAAAGATGGCGGCAGTTTAGGTGCTCCCTTCTTAGATATTGCCATTCCTAAAGAATGGGAAGATGGCGATATGTCAGAACCTGCTAGAGTTTCAGGCCATGAAGGTAGAAATCGTATGCTAGCAATTCAGCAAGTACAAGGTGATGATCCAGTAGAAGTTCATATTTTCCCTAAAGGTGGGATGAGAGCAAGAGATTTAACACCTGAAATTAAAACGGCATTACGTAATGGTATGGTGAATCAAGAACGAAATAGATTCATCAGTGGCGATTTATTTTCATAAAAAGGTTGACATTGGAATCCATTGATGCTATTGTCAATTTACTGACTACATCTCATTCCAATCTAGATAAATACATCAAAGGAATTATAACATGAAAATTCAAGATATTCTATTAGAAAGCAAGCATGACGATTGGGATGATGATCGTGAAGAAATGCCAAGCGATCCTGATTCAGATAAGGTTCAGCATATTCTAATGCAGTTCAAAAAGGCTATGGACGTAGGTGGCAACTATCCTATCACTTTCAAGAGCGGTGAAAAGACTAAAGTATCTCTTGATGACATTGAAAAGTTCGTAGAACGTTATGCTAGATCAAAGCCACTAGAGCGTGAACAAATGCAGACTAAGGCTATTCAAAGCATTGACGGATTAAAGGCTGTTCTTGCTGGTCCAGCCGGTCCTGCAGCCGAGAAGAGTTTATATCAACGTGGTGACTATGCGTAAAGTCTTATTGTTAGCCACTGCTATTCTATTTGGTATTTCAGGAATTGCACATGCACAAAAGCCGGCAAATGGTGTAAGTTACGATGTGCAATTCACACGTGTAGTAGACGGTGACACAGTTGCATTCAAGGCAACTTTCTTACCTGCACCATTAAAGCAAGAACTTGCATTGCGTGTATACGGTGTTGATACTCCTGAAAAGGGTTTTCGTGCAAAATGTCCTAGCGAAGATGCACGTGGTAAAGCCGCTACTAAGTTTACTACAGATGCAATCAATGCAAGTAAAAGCCACAAGATTGTTCTAATGGATTGGGACAAGTATGGTGGTCGTGTACTAGGCGATATCGTATTAGATGGTCAAAGTTTACGTGCAATGCTAATTCAAAACGGCTACGCAAGAGAATACTACGGAGAAGCAAAGACTTCTTGGTGTAACTAACATACCTCAGGACCGTTGAGTTATGTGCCCGGCTGCTGGGCTACAGATGGATTCGCTACCCTAAATGTAAAAGTGAGCATTTATAATCTATATACACTTATTATTACCCCGTAATACATTAAATATATAATGTCCGAAAGTCAAAAACTTTCTGGTATAACCTGGGGAATAATAATAATGATAAAAAGAATCCTGGGATGTGCCGGTTTGTTGGCTTACCTGCTAACATCCACTGCGGCCATCGCTCAAACAACTAATACAAGTACACAGAGTACTACTGGTGGTACCACTACCAGCACAACTACTCCTATCAATCAAGGTGGTTACACAAGTACTTCATTGGTAGATACTAATAGTACTAGCAATAGTACCAGCACTGTTACTACTAATAACAACACTACTACGAATAATACAAGTACAAGTACGTCAACTGTTAATAGTACTAACACTAATACTAATACTAGCACTTCGGTTAATACTAACAACAATATACAAAGTGGTACAGTTACTAATATTAACCAAAACACTAGTAATGGTACAATGACCTATAACAATAATAACGTTAATAGCGGCACTGTTACTTACAACAATAATAATAACAACGTCAATTCAGGTACAGTAACTTATAACAATAACAACGTTAATACTGGTACATTGAATTACAACAATAACAATGTCAATACGTCATCAAGTACTAGTACCAACGTGAACACAAATAATAATGTGAACACCGGTACAATGACCTACAACAATAATAATGCTAGCACCTCAGTTAATACAAACAACAATATTAACAGCGGTACAATGACTTATAATAACAACAACGTAACGTCATCTAATAATGTTAATACTAACAACAATATTAATAGCGGTACGATGACTTATAACAACAATAACGTCAGTACAAGCAATTCTAATAATGTTAACACCAATAATAATATTAACAGTGGTACAATGACTTATAATAACAATAATGTTAATGCTAGTACATCTACTGCTACTAACAATAACAATAATGTAAGTACAAGTACATCAGTTAATACCAATGTAAATCAAAATACTAGTACTGCTACTAACAATAACAACAATGTTAATACTAATACGTCATCTAATACCAATGTGAATATTCAACAAGGTGAGATGACTAACCGTAATATCAACGAAACAACAGTTACACAAAAAGTTATTCAGCCTCCTCCAACAGCAATTGCTCCCGCAATGATGAGTGTGGGTACTGATCTTTGCGTTACTGGTGTTAGTGGTGCGGCACAGACTCAGATTTTAGGTATCAGTGTCGGTACTACACAACGTGACAAGAATTGTGAACGATTAAAAATTAGTAAGACATTATTCGATATGGGTATGAAAGTTGCAGCCGTTGCGGCAATGTGTCAAGACCGTCGTGTATTTGATGCTATGATGGCAGCAGGTACCCCTTGTCCATATGAAGGTATGATTGGTGAGCAGGCTAAAGTTGCATGGGCCGCAAATCCTAAAAAGATGCCTAAGGAAGACTAATGCACTTCTTTAAGGGTGTAGTACTATCTTTATTAGTGCTAATGCCACATATCGCATTAGCACAAAATACTAGCGGTGATGTTGTTACTGCCGGTACTACCCAACCTGCCTTAGACCCCAATCAAATATATAATACAGGTAACATCGTTCAACCTACTGTAACAGGTACAGGAACAACACCATGGATCAATGGTGTATATCAAGATCAACTGACATGTTGGGCTCCTGGTCAACCCGGTAACTGTGGACCCAACCCAAGCGTTCGTCCCGGCGGCTATATCAACTTCAGTTATGGTACAACAGACTTGTATCAAGTACAAGCAATTAGCAGTGTACTTCCTAATTCTGGTACTGGACTACGAGTTAATGGATATAACTTTAGTTTTACTGCTAAGAATGGTAATGGCTGGGATGACGCTAGGGTAGATTATTTAAATGCATATGTAAATTTTTCCGGCACTGATGGTAAGTCAGTACGATATGATTATTATGATTTGAATTATAAGTTTGATTGGACTTATTTTAACTATGACAAAACATTTGACACTCCATTTGCAAGTAAAGACTTAAGTACAGTTCGTTATGGTTTTGTTGGACGTGATAATAACTTTTGGGCAGGTGCATATGGTCCTGAAGTTATGAATGTTAGTTTCAGTTTAAAGTACAGCGTTGACCCTTGCGCTACAAATGTATTGAGTAGTCCATCATGTCCGGGATACTTAGATGCATTAGCAAAAATAATTACAATTGAAACTATAGCGCCAGCACCCACTACAACTACGGTAGTTTCCGAACCAACACCCACTACAACTACAACGGTTACTGCTACCGTAACAGAAATAGTTGTTCCTACTCAAACTCAAACAACACAACCTACACAAACTGTTGCGACTACTAGCCCTGCAAACTCAAGTTCAGTTGTAGCAGTACAACCAGTTGTTGCTCCTGTTGTCGCAAATCCAGTTGCATCTACCCAATCTAGCAGTTCTGATAAAACACAGTCAGGTCCAACGTTGAGTAATATATTGAGTACTATCAGAAACAATGAAAAGAAAGAGCAAGCAATTGTTCAGAACGCAGTAGACAATGCTAATGCGGTTGCACAGAGTGCGGTTGCACAAGCAGAACAAACTGCATTAAGTGTTGCCAGCGCATCAAATAGTAACAGTATTACAATTGCAAACGAGTCAGTGCAAACATCAACTACTAATAGGTCTAGTTCGCAATCTAGTGTTGCAATGTCAAGTGGACCTTCTAACACCACATTAAGTTCAACACAGGCAACTAGTAGTATGCAACAACTAACTTCACAAAATGCATCAACTATTTCTATTACTAACAATACACAAAATCAAGCAGTGGTTAGTACTAACATTGCAAATATGTTATTAATGCCTCAATCTGCTTTGCAACAAGTGCAACAATCTAGTAATAGTACAGGCACTTTATTACCTGTTAATAACAATCAATCACCTGCAACTAATACTACAGTTACCCCTACACTGGCAATAGAAACACCGGTCAATACAAATGCACAGACAACTACAGCAACAAACTCTCAACCAGTTGTAGTTGAGGGAGTAGTAGCATTATTAAAGCCAAACACATCAGAAGCAAAATTAGAAGGTGAACGCAATACTATACCACTAAGTGTTTTGACAAATCGTGCTGATCCAATGTTTGAATACTTTGAGAGAAATACACAGTTTCAATCAAATAATTCACTAGAAGCAAGACCTAGTAACGTTAATAAAAACGCAGAAAATAATGAGGTTGCAGGTGTCGTAACAGTTGAAAGAATGAATGTAGTGCCAGTAGGGTATTCAGTATACACTAGTTTATTCTTACAAGATGTTGCATTTTATGCACCCAAAGAAATCTATAGAAACCAAAAGGTTATAGATAATCAAAGAGCAGTCAGAGTGTTGAACTTTGCTAGCGAATTAAAACACCAAGAAATGGTGAATCAACAATATGGAGAAAAATAATAATGAGTATTATTGACGAAAAATCAATTCAAGAAGCAAAGCCATACGAATTAAGTATTGCTGGTTTCAAACTAAAACTAAACAGCACTTTGTTTGCTGTGGCTATTCCTGTACTAACTACACTAGGTGGTGCGGCGTGGGGCGGCTTTCAGTTCTACACTGACTATATGAACATGAGAGCAAAGATTGAAAAGTATATTGCTCCTGACTTAACAACATTTGACAAGCGTTTGGCTGTCATTGAAGAGAATAGTCAAAAGCAATTAGAATATACACGTGATATTAAGATTGACTTAAAGAATGATGTTCGCCGTTTAGATGACGTAGTATCCGATGTAGAACGTACTGCTAAGACTAGCCAACGTGAAACTGACAATAGTGTTAGAGATTTACGTTCAGAGGTTCGTTCTATTCGCGGTGATATGGAAAGCACATTAAAAGCAAACAACAGAGAAGTACAATCAACTGTTAACGAACTAAAACGTGAGAACCAAAGTTTGGAACGTAGACTAGAAGGTAAGATCAAGCAGGCACTTGACAATCCTTTGGCCAACAGATAAAAAAATTTACACACAGAGACCTGACTTAAATATTAATATCGTAGACAATACGATTCTTTAAAAAGAGGAAAAACTATATGAAGAAACTTTTAACAGTAGCACTATTGGCAGTAGCCACACTACCCGCAACAGCATTTGCGGACTCATCATTAACCGGTGAAGTTCGTTTTTCTGATCCACGTGGTGGTAGGGCTGACAGCACTGAGTATCGTGTCGAAGCATGGAAAAAGGCTTTTGGCTCAGTACTAGTAGGTGCAGAACTTCAGGCTCGCCAGCCTGAAAATGAAGGCAAGTTGACTTCTAAGGTTTCAGTTAAGGCTGGAACTGAATTAAGTGAATTTGCTGGATTCAAGCCAGTAGCCTACACAGAAGTTGGTCAACATCTCGCTGATCATGTAAGTGGTGGAAACTTTAACTTTTGGGGTGCAGGCCTCAAGGTTAGTCGCCCACTAACAGCAGGTTTAACCCTCAACGCTGGCTATCGCCATCGTGAAGGTTTTAGCGATGGTAATCTTAAGGAAGATCGTCTACATGGCGGCATTTCATATGCATTAACTAAGAAGACCAATGCAGGAGTTACTTATTATCGTACACGTAGTGGCGGTAATGACACTGATGCAATTGGCGTAGGACTTACAACAAAGTTCTAATACATCTTAGATGTTTAAAGAGTAAGCCCGGGTTATCTCGGGCTTACTTTTGGGATAAATACTAGACTATGAGAGCCACAGAATTTATTACAGAACGCAAGAATAAGAGAAAAAAATCCAAACTTAGGAAATACTTCTTTCCTGGGTTCGCTTACTATGGCTTAGGTGGCAGTGAGTCAGGTGATGCCGGCGGGGACGCAGGTGGTGAGAGCATCCATGAAACAGCAGTATCAGAATTAGCAAAAGAATTACCTTCATTGAAAAAGCACGATTATGATACAATTGATTTATTGATGAGAAAGATTTCTAAGAAACACCATATAACCGGTAAAGCATTGCATGATTTATTCGTAAAACAATATAAGGCAACTCCTGACAATTGGATCAAAGGTAAACTTGATGAAGTCGATAATGTAGATTGTGACTTAGAACATGAAGTTGATAAGTTTACTCAATGGGCTTGTGAAAAACTTCATATTAAAGATACACCCAAAATTCAATTAAGTATGGACACCGAAGAAGCGCAAACAAATCATCATACCGGTGGACATGTTATGGGTGACGATAAAGTTTGGGTATATACTGCAAACAGAAACTTAGTTGATATTTTGCGTACTGTATTCCATGAACTAGTTCATGTACGTCAGGGTGAATTGAATATGATTAAGCCGGGCGATAGTTATCCAGGCAGTCCTATTGAAGCAATGGCAGACATGCTTGCTGGAAAATATATTAAAATCTATGGTGAGAAAAACAGACATATATTTCAGTAATGCAGGAATATATCTTTCTTCATCTATCCCATTATTCATCTAAAAACTTCTATTGTCATGTAGACATAGAAAATTTTTATTTGGATATCAAAGATATCAGCGAACATCACGGTGATAAAACTGTATTATTATTTCACATCTTTGAAAATTTAGAATTAAGCCAAATCAATGCATTTGGACTAGAAGCGTTTAGGAATATACTTGATCATTTTAAAGTAAAATACTATTTTGTGTTAGATGGACTTTATCAAGGTCAACACCAACTTATCAATTCACATAACATCATTACACTTAATTGGGGCATGTTATATGTGTATTATAATACCATGATAAAAAACCATGAAAGGATAGAAGCATATAATCCTGTTACAGGTAAAGGATTGTTCTTTTGTGGTAAGGGCAATAAACCCCATAGAATTGGTTTATTAAAAAAGTTTTATGAAACTGATACTCTGCACAATCTAACTTGGTCATACATCAATACAGACGTAGAAAAACAACAAATAAAAAATGAATTCTTTTCTGAATACACTGATGAAGACTATATCCACTTTACACAACAATGTGAAAGAGTACTAGATTACACTCCTGAATATGATGAAAACTCATGGACCTTTTCGCACTTTGGATACCCATGCGATCTTAATTTATACAAGAACACAGGATTTAGTATCATCAGTGAAACTTGGGTAAATTTCGGTACACATTTAATGACTGAAAAAACTTGGAGAGTGATTTCAAATAAGCACCCATTCATTATGGTTGGATCACCTTATAATGTTATTAAACTTAAACAGTTAGGATTCAAAACGTTTAATGAATATCTTACTATTCCCGATTATGATACCATTGACCATTTAGACGATAGGCTTGATGCGGTTGTCACTAATGCATCCAATTTAAGAACATTGCTTGAGAAAAAAGAACCCGAACTAATGGAACAACTAAAAATCGATACGGAATATAATTGTGCTAGATTTAACCAATTAGCACGTGACGATATCAATAATTTCCTTTCTGCTTTACAAGCAGACGAAAGTTTATTAGAATCAATTGTTGAATTTCATCATCACCAACTAAAATTTATACGCAATCAAAACGGTTAAATTAGATATTGACTATCTACAGTTAATCGTATATACTTACAAAGTCACAATACAGGAGTAACCTACATGACCACACGTACATTTAATAATGAAGCAAAGATCAAACTCACCCAACTAGTTAACGAGGGTATGAGTGTTCTACACGAAGTTGATACTCTTAACGAAGGTCTTAACGATACTATTAAGGCAATCGCAGAAGAACTAGAAATCAAGCCCTCTATTCTTAAGAAGGCTATTAAGGTTGCACACAAAGCACGTTTGGGTGAGACTAACAAAGAAAATGAAGAACTTAACACAATCTTGGAGACTGTTGGTAAGACTTTATAATGAGTAGACTAATAGCGTTTGGCTGTTCGTTTACGCATGGCGTCGGCCTAGTAGACATATATCCAAGCATTTCAAGGTCTAGTCGTTTTGCATGGCCCGAAATATTAGGAAATAAACTTTCCCGAAGCGTAGTGAATAAGGGAAAACCGGGCATTGGCAATTTAGAAATTTTGAATAACGTACTTACTACAAAGTTTCAGCCTTCTGATATAGTAGTAATTATGTGGTCTGAATTTAGCCGCCATGATTTTTTTAGGTACAAGGCTATACCAATTGGCGGCAGGTTGATTGGGGGCGAATCAGAATTTCTAAAATATAATCCCATCGAAGAAGATTGGTGGATAAACAATAATAGGGCACGTAATTGGTTGACTATTCATCATTGTAGCGTATACTTACAAAGTCTGAATATTCCTTTCGTAAGTCTTTTGGGAATAATTGGAAATGATACACTACCTTATCCTTCACTTAAAATCCCCAATTTAATTGAGGATATTAAACCAAATGACTGGATAATAGATAAGGCAATGGATGCAAATGACGAAGGCGGTAGTCATCCCGGTTTGGAAAGTCACAAGTTGATTGCTAATTTAATTTATGATAAGATAAAACAATGAGTTATATTGACGCAATTCACGATAATAATGGTGACCGCATTTATGTGGTAGAGCGTACGCCGGAAGGCAAGCGCACGTATAAAGAGTTCCCTACAAATTATACATTTTACTATAGTGATCCTAAGGGTAAACATCGCAGTATCTATAATGATCCTGTGAGCAGGTTCAGTACACGTAAGCGTAGTGAATTTGAAAAAGAACGAAGGATCCACAGTGGTAAGAAACTTTTCGAAAGTGATATCAATGTAGTATTTCGCTGCCTCAGCGAAAACTATCTCGGTGTGGAGCCTCCAAAACTTCACACTGTTTTCTTTGACATTGAGGTAGACTTTGATCCTGACAAGGGTTTTAGTCCTACTAGTGATCCATTCAATCCTGTTACAGCAATTAGTCTTTACTTAGATTGGCTTGATCAACTAGTAACACTTTGCATTCCTCCCCGTCATATGTCTGACGAGACTGCGAAAGAAATTGCAAGCCAGTTTGAAAACTGTATTATCTTTGATAATGAAACAGAAATGTTTGAGACATTCTTTCAACTTATTGAAGATGCAGATGTATTGACTGGTTGGAACTCAGAAGGATACGATATTCCATACATGGTTAATCGTGTCACACGTGTAATGAGTAAAGATGATACACGCAAGTTCTGCTTAATGGGTCAACTTCCAAAGCCTAGAACATATGAACGTTTCGGTAAAGAAGAAACAACGTATGATCTAGTTGGCCGTATTCACATGGACTATTTGCAGTTGTACAAGAAGTACAACTATGAAAGTCGTCACAGTTATAAACTAGACTTCATTGGTGAAATGGAAGTCGGTGAGAACAAAACACAGTATGAAGGCACACTTGATCAATTGTATAACAAGGACTGGCTCAAGTTCTTAGAATACAATCGTCAGGATACAATGTTGTTGGTTAAGATCCACAACAAACTAAAATTCCTTGATCTAGCAAATGCGCTAGCACATGAGAATACAGTGTTGTTACCCACTGTCATGGGTTCTGTTGCTATGATTGAAATGGCAATTATGAACGAAGCACATGAAAGAGGTTTAGTAGTTCCCGACAAGAAAAGGAAGAATGAAAATGCAGATGAAGTCCAGCAAGCGGCAGGTGCCTATGTTGCTACTCCCAAAAGGGGCATCCACGAATGGGTCGGAGCAGTTGACATTAACTCACTGTACCCATCAGCAATCCGCGCTCTTAACATGGCACCGGAAACCATCATTGCTCAAGTCAGACAAACACTCACTGACCAGTACATGCTTGATAAGGGACTTAAACTAGCACGTGAGAAGAAGCGTCACAAAGAAGGTGATGATGCTGTAACAGGCAGTATTCTATGGGAAGGCTTGTTTGGCTCACTTGAGTATACTGCAATCATGAGCCAAGAACGTGGCACAATTCTTACTGTTGATTATGAAGATGGTCGCAGTGTAGAAATGAGTGCCGCAGAGATTTGGAAGATGGTCTTTGATAGTCATAGACCTTGGATGATCAGTGCGAACGGTACAATCTTTACATATGAGAAAGAGGGTGTGATTCCCGGACTGCTTACACGTTGGTATACAGAACGTAAATCAATTCAAAAGCAGGCTAAGGAAGCATACGGTACTGATATGTATGAGTATTATGACAAGCGACAACTTGTTCGTAAGATTTTGCTTAACTCAGCATATGGTGCATTGTTGAACGAGCATTGTCGTTTCTATGATAAGCGTATCGGTCAGAGTGTAACATTAAGTGGTCGTCAGATTGTTAAGCATATGATGAGTACTATCAACGAAACTGTTGAAGGTATCTATTCACATGAAGGCAATGCAATCGTATATGGTGATACTGACAGTTGTTACTTCACTGCATATACGACACTAAAGCCACAGATTGATAAGGGTGAACTTGATTGGAATAAAGAAGTTTGCATTGGACTATATGATGGCATTGCTGATACTGCGAATGAGAGTTTCCCAGCATTCATGGAAAAAGCATTTCATGCTCCTCGCAAGAACGGTGCAATCATTAAGGCTGGTCGAGAACTAATCGGTGATCGTGCTATCTTTATCACTAAAAAGCGTTATGCTATCAATATCTTTGATAAAGAAGGCAAGCGTAAAGATACTGATGGCAAGTTGGGTGATATCAAGGCTATGGGTCTTGATCTTAAGAGAGCAGATACTCCTAAGTATGTTCAAGAATTCTTAATGAATGTATTGAGCATGGTTATTCAACAAGGTAAAGGTCGTGATGAGATCATCGAAGCAGTTAAGAATTTCAAGATTGAATTAGGAAAGCAAGACAGTTGGACTAAGGGTAGCCCTAAGAGTGCCAACAAGATGACTTACTATGAAGAACTTGAAAAGAAAAGCACAACAGGCAAGGCTAATATGCCAGGTCACGTTCGTGCATCATTGAATTGGAACTACTTGCGCCGTGTAAACAGCGACAATTATTCAATGAAGATGGTCGATGGTATGAAAGTAATCGTGTGCAAACTAAAGGCAAATCCATTAGGGTTTACTAGTATTGCATATCCAACTGATGAGTTAAGATTGCCCGAATGGTTCAAAGAACTTCCATTTGATGACAGTGAAATGGAACGCACTCTAGTAGATGAAAAAATTGAAAACCTATTGGGTGTGTTAGATTGGGACTTACGTGCAAACACTGACACTAATTCAACGTTTGATGACTTATTCAGTTTCGGTTAAACAAGTCATTGACAAACGTAATAAAAACCACTATTATACATACTGTAATTGCCTAAATATTATTAACAAAGGAAACACACATGAAAGATAATTTACAAGACTTAATTCAGCACACACATGGTCTAGGTGTGATTGATCTAATCAAGGTCGTAGGTACCGATCAAGAAACTCAAATCGCGGCAATCGCAGAAGATAAGAGTGTTATTGTCACTGGTACTTTCAAGACTCCATTAGCAGATTTCATTGGCACATTCGGTATGCCAAATCTAGTTAAGTTAAAGACTATTCTAGGCTTTGATGACTATGATGACAAGGCAACAATCAATGTCACACGTGTCAACAAAGATGGTGTAGATACTCCAACTGCTATTCACTTTGAAACTTCAACTGGCGATTTCGTAAACGATTATCGTCTAATGTCAAAGACAATCATTGAAGAAAAGGTGCGCAATGTTACATTCAAGGGTGCTACTTGGAACGTTGAGTTTGAGCCTACTGTTGCTGGTATCATGCGTCTTAAGAAGCAGGCTAGTGCTAACAGCGAAGAAAACAACTTCACTACTAAGACTGACAACGGTGATCTAAAGATTTACTTTGGTGACCCCTCAACTCACAGTGGTAACTTTGTATTTCACACAGGTGTGTCAGGTACATTAAGCCGTCAATGGATGTGGCCTGTTAAGGTATTCCAGTCAATCATGGATCTTCCAGGTGACAAGACTGTTCGTATCAGTGATGCTGGTGCCGCAGAAATTGTGGTAGATTCAGGATTAGCAACATATCGTTATCTACTTCCTGCACAGGCAAAATGATCAAGAGCATTACTTCAACAGGTAGATATATGCATGTCACCGGTAATCCCGGAAACACGTATGTTAATAACTACAGCGGTGCCTTAAATGTAGGTAATATCCGTTATAATACTACTAATCAAAACTTAGAAGTCTATGACGGTTCTACTTGGATTCAGATTCAATCAGGATATGCTAGTGTTGGACTAAATGCCGAAGCAGAATCATTACTTGATTGGGCCCGGCAAAAACGTGATGAAGAATTGCAAATACAAGCATTAGCAAAATCTAATGTTGCTATTAAAGATTTATTAGAGCAACGTAAAACTATTGATGATCAAATTTCAATGGTTAAGACCCTAGTCAATTCATACAGTGACGGTGACGAAGTACAGACAAGCCCGTAACATGAAAGCAGTAATTACTAATACAGTTTATTCTAGGGACGATGTTGATTTCGTTTATATTCCTGTAACTAGGTGCGGAAGTACCTGGTTACGTCATGTGTTCGAACATAACAACTTTAAAGAATATAATATTATTGAGAATTTAACATCTGTTAATGATATCCCTGATATCAAAGATAAAATTAAACTTATTGTATTACGTGATCCTTTAGAAAGAATAATTTCAGGAATGTATGCTCCTGAGGATTTTGATTTAGATACTATCTATAGCAGAGAAAAAATCTTTACAAACTTCCCCACAGACATACATACTACTCCTCAAATTGAATTTTTAAAGGGTATCTCGTTAGATAACGCAATATTCATTGAATATAAAAATTCACCAAATTGGGGACCTAACTTTATTAAATTGTTAATTAAAATAGTTCCCAATTTTAAAAAGAGTCCCATCAGATGGGAGGCTCGGGTCAATGGTTCTAGCCCTAAAGAACTATTAGATATTGCAAAAAGCAATAATGTGATATACAATAATATGATGGATTATCTAAAGGAAGATCAATTGTTTTTTGAACAAGTTAACTGGCATAAATGGTATGGAACAAATTAATTTATCTAACTCACACAATCCTGATTGGGCATTATTTTTGCCCGCAGTAAGTTCATTCTTCATTGCTGGTTTAGGCAAGCAACGTGAAGGTGAGAACTACTTTGATGCCGCACGTATCCCTGCAGGATTTAACGGTGACGTTGAATGTTTGAACTTCCTTAATAGCAAGCAAGGCTTATACACTTATAAGTGGGGCTTGTATTCTGCTGGTCATGCGAATCTTGATATTACTAAGGATGACCATAATGAATCTATTATCCGCAAAAGAGAAGAAGGCACATTCCTTCTAGGAGACTCAGGTGGGTTTCAGATTCTTAAGTGTCAATGGCCGGCAGATTGGAAGGACCCTAACTGTCCTCGTGCAATGAAGAAAAGGACAGAAGTTCTTAAGTGGATGGATGAGTACATGGATTATGGCATGTGTCTTGATATTCCTTCACAGAGTTTGACAACTTATCACATCAAGGATAAAAAGACCGGAACTTCTGCACATGGCATTAGCACGATTGAAGAAGCAATTACTGCTACACATATCAATAATGAATACTTCATTAAGAACCGCGATGGTCGTTGCAAGTTCTTAAACGTATTACAAGGTCGTAATCACACGCAAAGTGATGACTGGTATAATGAAATGAAGAAGTATTGCGACACTAATATCTATGGTGATCGTGCATTCAATGGTTGGGCATTTGGTGGTCAAAACAAGATTGACATTCACTTAATGCTTAAGCGTCTTGTGCATATTATTCATGACGGGTTTTTAGAAGAAGGTAAACAAGACCTTATTCACTGTCTCGGTACTAGCATTATGGAATACGCAGTATTGTTTACTGATATTCAAAAGGCTATTCGTAAGTATCACAATCCAAAACTACAAATCACGTTTGATTGTGCAAGCCCATTCTTTGCGGCTGCTAAGGGTCTTGCGTATAATAACAATACATTTGAACATGATACTAAGTGGTCTTATTCAATGGAAAAGACTGCTGAAAATAAAAAGTATGCTACAGACAATCGTAAGTATAGTGATGGTGTATTGCAAGACGGCATTCACAAATTATTCACAGATAGTCCTGTAACTGATAAATTAGTAATGAAAGATATCTGCTATCGTGGTCATGGTTTCTTAGGTCAACACGGTAAAGAAACAAAAACAAGTTGGGATACTCTTTCATATACACTATTACAAGCACATAATGTCTATCAGCATATGATTGCAGTTCAAGAAGCCAATCGTAGATATGAACAAGGTATCAAACCTAAAATGGTTATGGATCCTTTAGGCAATCTTAATTTCAGTGATATCGTTGATGAGATTTTCTCACTCAAGGATCGTGAAAAGAGTTTGGCTATGATTGATCAGTATGACAAGTTTTGGCAACAACTAAAGGCTGGTCAAGGCTTTAGTGGTAAGAAAACTGTCAATGCACACACAATGTTTGATCAACTATTCAGTGTTGAGGATAACAACGACCCTGAGGTTGATGAAGTCATCGAAGATAGTGATGATATTATGGCAGAAATTGTCGATTAATTATCCATAATAGTTGCATCCAACGATAAATTTTAATATACTACTTACATATTCAGTTGCTTTAAGGATTCAAAATGTATTCCAGTCAAATTAAAACACTAGAAAATAAGTTCAATGAAATTTCTTCTATGCTAGATGAAATGCGAAAGAATGGCGAAGAATCTGGCGAGAAGGTTGATAGTCTTAACAAAAAGCGCATGAGTGTCTT